CGGTTACGACCTACAATGTCAGCCTGGATGGACGCTGGTAGAGACCACCGGGGGGTTACGAAGGCTCGACAAGCTGAACCCTCAATCAGATCGTCTTTTAGCTTATTCTCGTGTCGACGCAATGGTCTACGGAAAAAGAAACGGTGGCTATAAGTTCAAGAAGTCTGTTCGTCCGTACACTGGAGACCTTTACACCATAAAAACGGATCAGCGCGCCACACAATGCACTTATAACCACAAGTGGTTTGTTAAATGGAGTGTGACCGCAGAGATGCGCGCCACTACTTATGTTGTTTATCTAATGAAGAAGGGGGACTGGTTTAGAGTGGGATGGACTAAAATGTTCACCCGCGTCAACTTCCACGTAAACATGCGGGCAAATAATGAGCGTGCCGACGCTGTTTGGATACTGCGAACATTCCACAATAAAAGTGATGCTTATGAGTATGAGCAAATTATATCCTCCCGGTATGGTATTCCAATGCTACCATTTTATCCGGTACGTGGATTAAAGGACGTCACCGACGCCCTAATCAAGCGCGTATTTGATTCAGTCGACAGCATGAGCGGCGCGCTTCGTGCAATAATTGACCACGGTCTTTCCATACAGCATCCATTTATCAATCGACTCAAGGCAAACTATTCGAGATATGGTGGCGCGATAAACGAGGTGGCTGCCTGTAACCTAATCCCATCTATGATGCTCGTACCCGTCTACACCGGAAATAAGACCCCTCAATGGGTGCCGTTCACAACAGTCAAGAATCCAGTTATCGATCTTCTTGTCTATAGCCTTGACGTTGAAAAGTATCATACATATATCGCGGATAAAATCGTGACACACAACAGCATCCACCGCTGGGCCGGCGCCGACGAGGATCATTTCCTGGGCCTTCCCTACGATCGCGAAATCCTCCCCCTGTCCCACCGGCTCTCGAAAGCCGTTTTCGAGGTCGCCGAAGGTATCGCTGCAAGGGTACAACGAAAGCACGTCAAGGAATGGCGGCCGTCTGACCGCCCAGGTTCGGTCTCCTGGCTGGCATCTCCAGAGGAAGCCGACCTGGGAGCCGGATCGTGGCTGCTGCTCGCCAGGACTCGCACTCAACTAAAGGAGTTGAGCGACGAGGCCCGTAATCAGGGGGTGGTGTATTCCCTAAAGGGCCAGTCCTCGGTAAATGCCGACGACGTCGCCGCAATTAAAGCCTGGGAGGCCCTAAGAGCCGGCCGCCCTATAGGCGCCGGTGAAGCTTACACGGCCCTCCACGCCGCAGGGCGCCCGGTCCCAAAGGGCTTAGAGGAGGATCAACTCTACGGTGCCGGCGACCTGGGGCTTAAAGACCTGCCTATATGGCACGACGCCCTTACCCGGATCACGCTCGACGATCGCGAATACTACCTAGCGTGCCTGCGCCGGAACCAGAGCCTGACGGCCGCCCCAAAAGTTAGGGTCGACACGATCCACGGCTCCAAGGGCATGGAGGCCGAGCACGTGCTGCTCTTAACCGATTTGACGGGCCGCGTTCAAAAGGGCTTCGAACTGGACGCCGACGCCGAGCATCGCGTTTTCTACGTCGGCGTCACCCGCGCATCTCAGGAGCTGGTTATCGTTCCGCCGCGTAAAGCAGGGGGGTACATCATATGACAAAAGCAATTCCAGCGAACGTTCGCGCCGATCGCCTGATCGCTGATATCCGAAAGCTGGAGACCCAGCTTCGCGGCCGGGCGATGACGCCGGAACTTATGGCCGTATTGATCGCGCTGGTCAATTGCCGGACTCTCTTAGCCGAGCACGTTTCCTTTATAACCGTAAGAGAGGATCGCACCCGCCGGCTTATCGGCTGATTTTACCCTTTACTCCTGCTCACGGAGCCTTTATAAACGTACATCCTGATGGGGGCTACAATGCCGCGTTACCAAGTCCTGCGTCTTAAAGAAGATCACCCGGTCATGGGTGCCGCTCGCTCGGCCGACGCCGCCGAGCATGGTGATTCCAAACACGATGGGGCGAGCGGGCGCCTATCCGATTCCGAAATTGTCGACACGCAATGCCGGTCGCCGTTAGACCGGGTGTTTTGCTTCGCGCCTTATCAAAACGCCGTCGAGATCGCCGACCTTCTCAACTCAACGGCCATCCCTACAGGAGCCAAATTTAAGTCTTATTAACACAGAGTGGGAGAGCAGAATGACCGTCTATTTGCTTCGCTATAAGCTACCCTTCGTCGATCTCACCGTTTCGCAATACGACAACCGGGCCGACGCCTTTAGCGGCGCCACCATTGCGCAAGAGGGCGGCCATAAGACGGCCGTCGTCGAAACGGAGGACGATCTCACCGCCCTCGATAATTCGATTATCCTGGCCGGCTACAACTTCCTCGCCAAGAAGAACATCAGCAAGTTCGAGAACGCATCAATCGGCCGCAGACGCTTTTTTGACGCTTTGACTGGATCGAAAAAGGATGCTACCGACGCATCTGCCGAGCCTTCCTCGGCCGATGCGATCGAAACCACCGAAGGAGACACTGACATGGCTACCAAGAAACCCGCGAAAAAGACCAAGACCCCGAATACCCCGAAGGCCCCGAAGGCCCCGCGCGTCAAGAAGGAAAAGAAGCCCGCGAAGCCAAAGGTCGCGAAAACCGAAGGCGGCACCCGCGAAGGTTCGTCGATGCTCAATCAGGCCATCGAATTGATGCAGCGCCCGAATGGCGTCACCCGCCACGAGGCCATCGCAGCACTTTCTAAAAAGCACCCCGAAAAGAAGGAGACTGCGGTCGACAACACCTTCCGCAGCTTCCTGAATTACATTCCAAACAAGACCAAGCTCAAGATGAAGAAGTCGAAGGAAGAGGGCCGCAAGGGCACCATTTACCGAATCGTCTAACCAGCAAATTCGGCGAGGGGGCCGCCTAATGACGTTTCGTAAAGAAGTGATCGGCGACGCGACGCTCTATAACGGAGACTGTGTTTCCGTTATGGAGCAAATTGAGGCGGATTCGGTTGACCTAATCTGGACCGATCCGCCCTATGGCAACGAAAACAACGCGAAGGACGCCAACGCCACCCTGCGGATAAAGCGTGGACTAGAGAACGGCGCAATCATAAATGACGACTTGGTCTCCATGAAAACGGTCGTCGCCGGCATGCTCAAGCAGGGTGCCCGCCTGATTAAAAAGGACTGCGGAACTATCGCTGCCTGCTGTGCAGGGGGTGGGAATACCGGCTCCGATTCCTTTGCGTGGCTGTCCAATACGATGAACGAGCCCCCCCTGACATTCTATCACGCTGTTGTCTGGGACAAGGTTAATATCGGCATAGGCTGGCGCTGGCGTCGGCAATACGAATTCATTATGGAGTGCCATAGGCTCGGCGGCGATATCGGGTGGTATTCGAACAATAATAATAATCGAAACATTATCACGTGGATGCCGTCGCGTGACCGTGAGCATCCGAACGAGAAGCCGTACGAACTAATCAATGTTTTTATCGAGGTTCATACCTTGCCCGGACATGTAATCATGGATCCGTTTATGGGTTCGGGCTCGACTGGAGTTGCCGCTTTGAAAGCCGGCCGCAAGTTCATAGGCATCGAACTGGATCCCAAGCACTTCGTCACGGCGTGCCGCCGCATCGAGGAATCCTCTAAGCAGCCAGGGCTGTTTATCGTTTAACCAAAGGAGCAGAATATGATCAAGGAAGCATTAGGACTACTGGGTGAATCGGGGAAGGACCGCGTGACCGGCTTCAAGGGAACCGTCTCGTCGGTCTGCTTCGACCTTTACGGCTGCGTGCAGCTCGCTATAACGCCGCCGGTCGGCAAAGACGGTATGACCAAGGAGGGCCACTGGTTCGATATCGGCCGCGTCGAGATCGCCAAAGGAAAGCGCGTGATGCCCGTACCTACATTCGGTGGTGCTACGGTCGCCGAGTTTCAGAAGGGACCGGCCGAGAAGCCGCGCAAGGACATCTGAACAGGGAACGCCGGCCCCTGATTCGAAGCCGGCTAGAGCAGGAGAGCATCATGTTGACGAAAACTGAAAGCGAGAAGCTGGACACCATCCTGGCGAAGATCGCCGCCTTTAAGGAGTCGACCGGCAATCCCTACGTCGCCGACCTTCTTACCGAGGCGCAGGCGGTCCTGGCGAAGATCAAACGATGAAGGACGCGCTCGATCAGGTTAAAACGGTTCTAGCGGGCAAGGACTACGGCGCCCGGCTTAACCACTATTACCTGACGGGCGAGTCGATCATTGCGAGCGACGGCCGTATGACAGCGGCCGTCCCTTTCAAGGCGCCGGTCGAATGCGTGGTAGCCGGAGAGGAGCTTGAGGTGGTCGCGGCTCGAATGCCGGCCAATCCGGCATTAGAGCTGCGAACGAACGACGAGACCGGCGCCCTAACCCTGGTGGTCAAAGCAGGCCGCCTTCGCGGCTCGATCGCCTGCCTGCCGCCCGATTCCGTTTCCTTCCCTACACCGCCACCGGAAGTGGCCCGCATAGCCCTTCCAGGCTCGTTCGTGGCGGCCCTAAAGGCGGTGCGCCCATTCATAGCGGATACCAGCGTACACGCCTGGGGCCTAGCAGCGTGCGTGCGTGCGGGCCGGGTTTTGGCGACGAATAACATAGTGCTTATCGAGGGCCTTTGCCCCGAGCTGGAACTTCCTACAGATGCCGAGGTGTTAATACCTTGCTGGGCTGTAGATTACATTCTTCGCCGCAAGGACGGGCTTACCCATATGGCCCTGGAGGATAAGACCGCCGCATCCTTTTTCTGGAGCGACGGAAGCTGGATGCGAACCCAGCTTATGGCCGGAGCCTATCCGCCGGCCGTCGACCGGCTGCTATCGGAAATGGGCGAAACGCCGTTCCCTATCGAAAAGGCGTTTCGAGGTTACTTCCAAGAAGTGGTTTCAGCATCGTCGGGGATTATAACAATCGAGCCTGGAAAGATCACCGGCTCCAAGGGCGTGGCCAAGCTGGAGTGCGAAATCGATCTGGTCGGCGCCACCGAGGCCCTCCATTTTAACCCCCTGTTTATTGCCGACATGATGCAAGTCGCGACGGAATGGGATCCGTCGCTTTGGCCCGCGCCGATTCCATTCAGGGGGGATGGGGTAAAGGGTTTAATCGTAGGCAGGAAAGCCTAATGGCCCAGCGTGCTCAAAACGACACCGGGCTGTTTTGGGACCGTACAATGAACCGGTCCCGCATCATGCGGCCGGGGGATCGAGATTTCACCGAGTCCAAGCCAAGGGCGCCGGCCGTAGGGAAAACCCGCCGACCAGGAGCGCCCCGACAAGTAGCCGGGCCGCGCCCGCTAGTCCTGACCAGGGGGGCGAGTGGCTGGCTACCGCCGACCGAGATGCCGATCATTCGGGGCCAGGGCATCAAACGCCTATCGATCGACGTCGAGACCAAGGATATCGATCTCAACCGGCTCGGCCCTGGTGTTAGGCGTGGCGCCTATATAGTGGGGATTAGCATCGGGATACAAGATGGACCCCGATACTACTTTCCAATGCGTCACGAAGCCGGCGGCAACATGGACGCCGACGCCGTCCTGGCGTGGGCGCGCGACGAGCTAAACGGCTACGAAGGCGAACTGGTCGGCGCGAATTCGATTTACGACCTAGACTTCCTGGCCGAAGAAAAGATCACATTTCCCCTGGTTAAGTTATTCCACGACGTCCAGGTAGCCGAGCCTATCATCGACGAGTGGCGCAAATCGTATTCGCTCGAAGCCATATCACAACTGCATCTCGGCGAGGGCAAGAAGGAAACCCGTATCCGGCAGATCGCTAACGATAACGGGTGGTGGTCTGAAAACGAATTGAAAGCGAATCTCTGGCGTCTACCGGGAACCGATGTCGGAGAGTACGCGGAGGGAGATGCAGATCTCCCTCTGCGTATCCTACCGAAGCAATTCGAACTGCTTGAAGCCGACGAGCAGATGCATATCTACGACCTAGAGCGTCGCCTGATACCGGTGATCCTCGGTATGCAGCGCCGAGGCGTTCGAGTTGATCTCAACCACGCCGAACACGTGCGCGGCGTCCTGGGACGCGAGGTTGAGAAGTGGCGGGCCGAAGTGAAGCGCCTAGCCGGGCCGGCGGCCGAGCTGGACCAAGCCGAGTCGCTGGCTCCCGCTTTACGTGAAGCTGGAGTGGTCGTGCCGCTCACTAAGAAGAGCGGCGCCCCGTCGATCACGAAAGACCTTTTCCAAAAGAACAAGGGCATCCCCCTGATTGACGCGATCAGCGCCGGTCGCCGGGTGCAGACTCTGAAACGAACCTTCCTCGACGGCCATGTCTTTAAACACAATATCAACGGTCGAATACACTGCGAATTCCACCAGCTCAAGGGTGAACGGGGGGGATCGCTATCGAGATTCTCATCGTCGAATCCAAATCTTCAGAATGTACCCTCGCGCGTAAACGAGGACGTCGACGACCGCGTCGACCTGGGCGCCGACGACGTCGTGAAGGCTGTGCGCGGAATATTTTTGCCCGATGAGGGCGAGGACTGGTGGCGAGCCGACTATAGCCAAATCGAGTATAGGTTCCTTGCGCACTTCGCACTGGGCGAAGGTGCCGATGAGGTTCGCGCCAAATACAACGCGGATCCCAAAACGGATTATCATAAACTCTGCGCCGAGATGTTGGGCGCTGATCCCGAAGACAAGATCAAGCGTAAAAGGATCAAATCGACAAATTTCGCCAAGGGCTACGGAGCCGGTGCGGTTAAGCTCGCAGAAACATATGGCTGTTCACTTGACGAGGCGATTCGCTTCATCGAGGAGTACGATTCGAAACTCCCCTTCGCCAAATACACATACGACAAGGCTCAAAAATGGGGTGACGATCACGGCCGTGTTGTAACGATCCTGGGGCGCAAGCAGCGATTTTCCTTATGGGAGCCGGCATGGAATAAGGACCGGGATAAGAATCCGCCACTCCCCAAGGACGAGGCACTGGTCGCTTATAGCGGCCAGCGCATCGTCCGCGCCATGACACACGCAGCCCTGAACCGGAAGCTGCAGGGCTCGAACGCCGACATCATAAAGAAGGCGATGGTCGACGGGTACGAAGCGGGGATATGCGACGTGATCGGCGCATACCTCCTTACGGTTCATGATGAGCTGGGCAACTCGGTTCCGAAAACCGATATCGGCCGCGAGGCCGCAGCCGAAATGAAGCACCTGATGGAAATCGCGATTAAGATTAAGGTGCCGGTGCTAGTCGAAACCGATTACGGCGAAAGCTGGGGAGCAACGTCATGACCGCGCGTGAGAGCGTCGACTTCCTGGCCTGCCTGCTCAACGATTTAATCTGGATCGGTCTTTTGATTGTGGGGATACTGCCGTGATCAAGTGGAAGCGCTCTGCAGACCACCATAACTGGCGAGCGGAGCAGGGGGATCTCCGGGTGATGGTGGCGCGGAATGACTTCTACGATTGGTGCTGGCGACTTGACCGTCTCGATAGGTCGGGAACGATTACGCGAGCGCAGTGCATCAACTTTTGCGACGGCGGAAAGACGATGCGGGATGCCAAGCAAGAAGCGATGGCCGCGCTGGTAAAGGAGCTGGGGCCATGAGGCTCACCGCCGGCCAGCTTCAGTATTTGCTGCTGCACCTACCGCCCGCGAACGACGAGCGCGTCGGCGATACGTGCCGCGTGGCTATCCCCGAACGCGAGCACGTCGTTGACCTAAATAAAAGAGTGCGTCGACAAGACGCCGAATTAAGTACGGTCATCTTTAGAAGGGTGCGCTTGGTCGTCGATAAAGAAAGCTGGTATGAATGGTCGCTGGAGGTGGTGCAATGAGTCGAGCGTGTCTGATTTGGTCGACCGCGCATAACGCTTGGTTTCGGCCGCATGCTGCGGGATATACAAGCGACGTATCGCAGGCCGGCGTGTTCAACGAGGACTATCCGGTTGATCCCAAGCGTGAGCGCATTATGTATTTTGCGGAGGCCGCGCCGATGATCCTTTCCGCTATCGAGGAATCACAAATACAAGCAACAGGGCTCACGACACTCATCCGTCAATTCATCGGGAGGTGCTAATGTCGCGTTCAGGCTATGACGAATCAGATTGCTTCGATCAATGGCCCTGGATCATGTGGCGCGGTACTGTCGCTAGTGCTTTACGGGGCAAGCGTGGACAAGCCTTCCTAAAGGAGATGCTTACCGCTTTGGATGCGCTCGAAAACAAACGCCTAGTCGCGGAAGCCCTAGTCGCCGGCACCGAAGTCTGCGCCATGGGTGCCGTAGCAAAGGCACGTGGAATCGACATGGAAATGGTTGATCCAGAAGATCCGGCAACCGTTGCCGGCATCTTTGGTATCGCCGGTCCTATGGCGCAAGAGATCGCCTATATGAATGACGAAGGCGGCCCGCACAAGGAAACCCCCGAACATCGCTATCAGCGCATGCGGAAATGGATTGAATCCAAAATAAAGAAGGAGACTCCGTGATGGCCCAGCTTACAGCGATTGAGAAACTGGCGCGGCGTATTTGCTGGGTCGAATTCAGTCCAGCCGGCCGCAAGGGTAAGACCGAGGCGTCCTATTGGAACGCGATCACGCCGGCTATCCGCGCGGAGATTATCCGCGAAATCAAGCGCATCCTATGGGTGATCGATAAGGCACCGGTGGAAATTCTCGTCGACGCCTATTCCGAGTATTGCAGGAGGAACGACGGATGATTTTAGTTTTCGATACCGAAACGTCAGGGTTCGTCCATAAAGACCTTCCCCCTGAACATGCGGCGCAGCCGCACCTTGTGCAGCTCGCCGCACTCCTAATCGAGGAGGATGGAACCGAGCGCGCATCGGTCTCGGTAATCGTGAAGCCGAACGGCTACACGATTCCCGAGGCCGCGTCGAACGTGCATGGGATCACCACCGATCTAGCACATCGTTACGGAATCCCGTTAGCCGTCGCAGTTTCGCTCTTTACCAATCTCCGGGCGCGCTCGGACGAACTGGTCGCCCACAACGAGGAGTTTGATGACCTTGTTCTAAAGGCAGCAATCTCCCGCGTCGGCGCCAAGCCGAAGCACCCTGGACCGATGTTAAGAACCTGTACGATGCGAGCGGCTAGTCCGGTGGTTCGAATCCCACCGACCGCGAAGATGCGGGCGGCGGGATTTATGCACCATAAGCCGCCGAGCCTAACCGAGTGTGTCGAGTTTTTATTTAAGGAAAAACTCGACGGCGCACATGACGCCATGGTCGACTGCCGGGCTTGTGCTCGGGTATATTTCGCCCTGCGGGAGCAGGGGGCAATCAAGGTGCGCACGCCCGGTCAAATCGCCGCCGATCGTATGGCGATCGACGCCTTCATAAAGGAGCAATCCAATGTCACGCCGTAAAGTAACCGACGATCTTATTACAGAAGTGGTTAAGGGCGGTCACACTGAAGCCGACCCAGGCCAGATAGCCCTGGTGCGAATCCTTGCCGGCGAAGTTGCCGACGCGCTCGACAACCTCGAACGCATCGCCACCGCCCTGGAGCGTATTGCCGATGCCGTTGCGGCAAAGCCGGACGATCACAAATGAAGCTCGCGGCCTTCAAGCTTCTCAAGAAGATGCTCGAAATGACTTTCTCGGAGTCGGACGGCGAAGCCCTGAACGCGATTCGGGCCGCGAACCGAATCGTCAAAGAGGCCGACGTTACCTGGACCAGGATCCTCGACCGCGTCGTAAGTATAGAGGTTGAGGCCGGCTTCGACGCGTCGGACGTCGAGGGCGAGCCCGCGAGCAAGCCCACCCGCGATGCCGCCACGGAAAAGCTCTTCGAAGATGCGCTCGACGGCGCCGAGGGATCCTGGCGCGACTTCCTGACGGACGTCTATGCCAAGTGGGAACGCTACGGTCGGCTAACGCCGACCCAGCGCGAAGCCGTTCAAAAGGGCGCCGCCCGCACTCGGGCTCGGAGGAGATAGATGCTGACTGAGGCCGAAGCTAAGAAGATCAAAGAGACGGCGCGGGAATACGCACTGGCCGAGGGCGTCTGCGGGCAAGACCCAAACATCTCTGCCCGGCATGAAAAGGCGCGGCGACTGTGCCTTGCGTTCCATTCGCTTGTTGATGAACTGACCGAGAAATAAAGGGAGCCGCCGTGACATCTGACCAGAAAGACCTCGCCCGCCATGCACTCGGGCTTCCGAACAAGGCGTGGAAATCTTACCGAAACCACTTCGTCGCTGGTCCCGGTCATTCTGATTTCGACAACTGGGAAACGATGGTCGCCGCTGGCGAGGCGTGGAAGCGCGGGCCGAGCGCGATGTTCGGTGGAGATTACTGTTTCGGCCTGACACGTAAAGGCGCAGATGCCGCTTTGATGCCGCGAGAGAAATTGGACGCGGAGGATTTCCCCGCGCCTGTAACCGTTGGATAAGGGAGCCGAGATGCACCGATGGGACTGCCCGACAGATTACGAAGCTCGCAGCAAGGCGCGTCGTGATGCTGACTTCGATTCTAGCTATGGGCATCGTAGCTATCATACACCGTTCGATGATTGCGATGAATCCAACCGTCGATACCGGCAGGAGTACGACCGCCAGTTTAGCTACCAAGAGAACCGCCGTCAGGAAGAGGCGGCAGAGCGCCGAGCCGCCCAGCACCGCCGCGAGGAACGGGAATATTGGGAATCTCAGGAGCGCCAATGCTACGAAGAACAGCAGCAGCAATATGATGAAGAGTATGCAGCCGCCGAAGCCGCATATTACGCAGACCTTTGGCGCGAACAATTCGTTGATGAACCGCGCATGGCAGACGATGGCTGTCCGCATATCTGAGGAGGCCAAGGTGAACGTACATGAAGTTCGTCAATTCAAGCTCGCCATCCATGCGTTCGCAGACGCCCTAGAAGATTTCTGCGATAGCATCGAACAAGCGCAGGCTGAGATCGAAGATTTGACCGAGCGTGTCAAAGAGCTTGAGGCGAATCAGGTTAAGCCTGTCGTTGTCACAGATATCTAGGGAGGCCTGACCATGTCTGACGAAAAATTATGGTGTTGCCATGTGCGGGGTCCCGACGATCTTCTGCCAGCGGCAACCGAACTTGATGCCCATCGGATGGCGAATGAGACGAACCAAAAATTCGGTGGACCTCAGAGTGATCGGAACATGCCGGTCATTAGCGCCATTGTGATCGAATGGCCTTATGATGCCGCAAGTCACGCCGAAGAGTTAGCAAAAGCCAAGAAATAAAGGGAGGGCCAACAGTGTCAGACTTCAACGTAGATTCCACGCAGCAGCATCCAATCAAGATGTGGATCAAAGGCGTCCAAGTCGAAGATGTTGCCATGACCCAACTCCGAAACATCGCGGGTCTGCCGTTCATCTACAAGCATGTAGCGGCTATGCCGGATGTTCACTGGGGCATGGGGGCAACCATCGGCAGCGTTATCGCCACGAAGGGCGCAATCGTTCCGGCTGCGGTCGGGGTTGATATCGGCTGCGGAATGATGGCCCTAAAAACCACACTCCGCGCTGACCAGTTACCGGACAATCTGCATCAAACTCGTCTGGATATTGAGGCGGCAGTTCCGCATGGCCGCACCGACAACGGTGGGGCTAATGATCGAGGCGCTTGGCATGATCTACCGAATGAAGCGGCAAATCGTTGGGCACCGTTGGCAGATCGTTATGACGCTATAATTGCCAAGCACCCGAAGGCAAAGGCGTACAACTCAGCGCGACACATTGGCACGCTCGGAACTGGAAATCACTTCATTGAGATTTGCCTAGATGAATCCAGTGCCGTGTGGGTCATGCTGCATTCGGGCTCTCGCGGTGCTGGCAATAAAATCGGCCAGTATTTCATCGAGCGCGCTAAGGAAGAAATGTGTCGATACTTCATTGACAAATTCCTGCCAGATATCGATCTCTCATATCTCGTCGAGCATACCGAACTGTTCGATGATTATGTTGGCGCTGTCTCTTGGGCACAGGATTTTGCCTTAGAGAATCGCAAGGCTGTGATGCACGCCACGCTCAACGCGATGCGCCAGACTCTTCCAGAGTTTGGGGTTACCGATATGGCGGTCAACTGTCACCATAATTATATCAGCCGTGAGAATCATTTCGGGGCGAACGTAATCGTCACCCGCAAAGGTGCTGTCCGCGCTCGACCGGGTGATCTCGGGATCATTCCTGGAAGCATGGGAACCGGAAGTTTCATCGTGCGCGGGAAAGGAAATCCAGAATCGTTTTGTTCATGCTCGCATGGTGCAGGCCGCTCCATGTCTCGTGGCGCAGCCAGGAAGCAGATCAGCCTGCAACAACACGCTGAGGCGATGAAGGGTATAGAGGCTCGACTGGATGCGGATGTGATCGACGAAAGTCCCGCCGCGTATAAAGACATCGGCTCCGTCATGGCTGCGCAGGAAAGCCTTGTGGAAATCGTTCATAGGCTGCGGCAAATCGTCAACGTCAAAGGTTAAAAGGGAGGCCTTTTTGTGTTTCAAAACTCCAAAGGAGTACGCTAAATGGAAAAGACCGTAGCCGACCGCGTTCGGGAATTGATCGTGGACTATCAGCCCGAAGGCAAGCAGCAGAGCACCAATGAATGCACCCTAATAGGCAACATCGGTTTTGACAGCCTCGATATTGTCGAGCTGGTCATGGCCTTCGAAGAGGAATTTCGAATCGAAATCCCCGACGCCGATCTTCCTGACAATCCCGAATTGATCACCGTTGGATCAATGATTCAGCTTGTCGAAAAGAAGATCGCCACGCGCATGGGTGTCGTAAAGGTGTGCGATCAATGAGCGAGGAAGCCCTTTGGATCCAGGCCCGAGAAAACCTCGGCCCATTCGGTCGCTTCGTTCGGGTGGAGAACCGCGTCGATGTCGGCTTCCCCGACGTCCTCTACACGCTTGGAGGAACGAAAGGGCCGCGCACCGGACTGATCGAATTGAAGCACGAAGCCGCCATGGCGAACCCGGTCCTGCTTTCCATCTTAACCCTGGAGCAGGTTCTATGGCACGAGGCATGGATAAAGGCAGGGGGGCGGTCTTACTTCCTCTGCCAGTTCGGCCGGGGCTATTACCTATTCGGGGGCTGGGACGCCCGCCGGCTATTTGAGCGGGATATCCCGGCCGACCACGCCCCCCTGATTTCCCTGGCCTGCGACCCCTTCCGCTTCCCCACAAACGCGATAATTCGGGAGCTGCGCCGGTGATTAGCAAAGACCTCACGCGACGTACCCCGGCCGAGGATCTCTGGCTGTGGCGCCGCTGGCGGGGCTACACCCAGGCGTTCGCGGCTCAGTGCCTTGCGTGCAGCCGGTCCCGATACCAGCGAATGGAATTCGGGCTGTATCCGGCCGACTATGCCCGCACTCGCTTCTTCCCTGCAGAGCCGGGGCTCCTTTGCACGCTAGCGCGGCGTCGGTCGGGGAAGCCACTGGGCTACTTGGCTCAACGGCTTCGAATCTCGAAGCCGACTCTCATCGCCTGGGAACGTAACGGGCACGAAAAATTAATCGGGTACTGGCAGTCGAGGGGCTTTACTTTTGCTCACTAACGGGGGTATTATTCTGATGCGAACGGGAAACCGAATGACCTCGGCCCGAATCCACAGGAGACCAAAATGACAACCTTCCCAGTGTTTCCAATCTCCCGCCACGATTACACCCGCGATTGCGGATCAATCGGTCGCGCATCAAATGTGCGCGAAGCCGAAGCACTCCTGACGCGTTACTTCGCCGGATCGGATGTAGCACCGGATAGCTGGTTCACCGAAGTCGCCGACCGCGATGTACGCGGGCAGAATCAACTCTTTGCATACTGGTGTGAGCCGATGACGGTCGCCCGGCGTAATTCGGAGAACCAGCTAAAACACTTTAGAGGTTAGTTTCTAGCACCTTCCTCCGGGCCGCTCGGGTGATGCCGGCGGCCCTAAAGGCGTGAAGGGGAACCGAAGGACATCGGCCCCGGTAGAGCAGGAGAGCAAAAATGGCTAGAGCAAAAACGGTTGACGCGCTTACAGCCTTCGTAGCGAAGAAGGCCCAGATCGACGAGCTGCTGCAAAAGATTTCCGCCGCGAGCGCGGACCATTTCGGCGTCGGGCCGAACCAGATTAACTGGGGCCATACAGGTTCAATCGAATACGTACTGGGCCGACTCCGCGACGCTGCGGCGCACCTGAATATCAAATAGGGTAACGGCCCTCCGCAAGCGCGCCAGCGAAAGCTTGGCGCGCTTACGGGCGTGAAGGGGAGCCGAATGACATCGGTCCTGGTAGAGTAGGAGAGCAAAATGACCGCCGGAGCAGTCTACGTCGCTAATATGACCGCCACGATTCGCAAGCTTCATAAATGTACCATTCAATATGGGGCGTCGGTTTCTTGCGCGTGCGGCTGGCGTAGCGCAACGTGGTTTGGGAAGGGCGCACGGGCAAACGCCTATGCGGAATGGAGATCGCATTTGGAAAAATGCCTAATCGGGGGGAGTTGAGAATGTACAGGCGTTTTCTTCGGTGGTTGCTTTTCCGCAACTGGCGCGCGTCACTTTCGTTTGGCGACAGGTTACGCCTCGATTATTGGGGCGCAACCGGAAACCCCGATCACCACCCTTTTGCTTGGGCCGACAATATTCCCAAAAATGAAAAAAAGACCCTCCGCAAGGCCGCCCGGCGAAAGCTTGGCGCGCTTGCGGGCGTGAAAGCCGACCCTATTAAAGGCTTTACTCCTGCTCGTTGATGGAGCAGTATTTCGACTGAAGGCCGAATGACGTCGGCCATAGGAGATCAAAATGACCAAGCTTTCTTTTGTTCCTTCCATAGCTCAGAATCGAATTTTTGACTGGATCGAGTTCGGATCCGGAAACGCGATCGTCAAGGCCCGCGCCGGCTCCGGCAAGTCGACCACGATCGTCCAGGGCGCCCGCTTCATACCCGCGAACGAAGACGCCGTCATCCTCGCGTTCAACGCGCCAGTCGCCAAGGAAATGGGTACCAAGATCGAAGCCCTCGGCGAGGAACTCGGTCGCGTACTTTCGAACATCCGCGCGAGCACCTTCCACAGCCTGGGCTTCGGCGCCGTCTGCAAGAAGCTCGGGCGCCGCATCGAGATTAAACTCGACGGCGCGAAGATGCACAAGCTCTTCCAGCGTATGGTGGTCGAGGAGGGTGGCCTGTTTCCCGATCCCGATTATTCGGAATACGGTACACTCTGCGTAGAGATGACCAGGGAATTCCGCAGCCGGATGCTGGGTATCTACGGCGAGTTTGTCGTAAAGCTCGCGGAGCTGGCAAAGGGGGTGGGTATCGGGGCCATCAGCCCCGATATCGACCAGCGGTGGATTAAGGTTATCGAGCATCACTGCCTGGAGTTGGAATCCACGGACGGCTCCGAGGAAACCGGAATCGCCCTGGCCCAGAAGCTACTCCTCCGGTCGAACAAGGAGGCCCTGACCGGCTCCCTCGACTTCCACGACCAGCTATACCTCCCGCTGCTCTGGAACCTCCGCCTCAAGCAGTACGACTGGGTGATCATCGACGAGGCCCAAGATACGAACGACGTGCGCCGCGAGCTTGCCCGCCGGGCGCTAAAGACAGGGGGGCGCTTTATAGCGGTCGGCGATCCGAACCAGTCGATCTACGGCTTTACCGGGGCCTCGACGGACGCCATGGACCTGATCGCAACCGAATTTAACACGGTTGAATTCCCCCTCTCCGTATCCTACCGGTGCAGCCGGGCCGCTATTAAGTACGCCCAGGAAATCGTCCCCGACATCGAGGCGGCGCCGAACGCCAGGGAAGGGCTGGTGGTCAATATCCCGATGATCGAAGCCCTCAAGCGCCTTACCTCGACGGACGTCGTAATCTGCCGCAACACCGCCCCCCTGGTTAATCTGGCCTTTAGCCTGATCGCTTCGGGGCGGGGATGTACTATCTTAGGCCGCGATATCGGCGCCGGCCTCGTCTCCCTGATTAAAAAGCGTAACGCGCGGGGAATCGAAGACCTCTCGACCAAGCTTGATCAATATCTGAACCGCGAAACCCAGAAGCTGAAGGATAAGGGGGAAGATGCTCGGGCGGCCTCCCTGGCCGACCGAGTGAATTGCATCACCACGGTTATTAGCAACCTCCACGAAAAGGACCGCACGATCCCGGCGCTGCTGCGCTGGCTGGAGAAGATGTTCGACGACAAAACCGGCGTACTCTCGCTCTGCACCGGCCATAAGGCCAAGGGCAAGGAGTGGGACCGGGTGGCGATCCTCCGCCCCGACCTGATGCCTTCAAAATGGGCCAAGGCCGGCTGGCAGGCCGACCAAGAGGAAAATCTGCAGTACGTCGTTCGCACCCGTACCCGCGACGAGCTTTACATCACCGAATCCCCGGAAGTCCGCGAAGGATGCCGGGCATGAGCGACAAAAAGCACGGAATTATTGACGCCGACTACGCCGCGCTGGAAAAGCGGCTCCTCGCGGTCTACGAAAGTATGCCCCCAGGCTTCTATGGGGTGAAAGATTTTTGGAAGGTGAAAGCGGCCGAGCTGTTCGGAATCGAATACGATGCGGTGACCGCCGAGCAGCGCGACGCCGCAAAGAAGCTGGGCTATATGGACGCCTATATGCCGGGCAAAAAGGTGCAGCCATGAAATGCTTAAATGGGCCGTGCCGGGCGCCGGTCGCCTGCGGGGGATTCCGGTACTGCCGGCAATGGAACGCGGGGAAAGCTATCGGCCTCTCGGCCGAAGCTTTCGCCGCAAAAGCCCCCATCGGCACCCCGATCAAATACTACCCGATAGCCGGCGAGGAATTCTTCGTCCATAGCAAGGTGCGATCCGAGCCGTGGAATCTAGGCCACGGCGCGCTCGTCGTTCTAATCGAGGACCGGACGGGCTGCGTCGACGTAACCCATATCGAAATCATGGAGGCGGTAAATGACGACGTGTCAGATTTGCGGGCGCGAGATTAAGACAGTTCGTGGCCGCATCGCGCGCCACAAATATAAGCGTCCAGAGTACGCATGGAAATCATCTGATTGTGAAGGCGCTGGTTATCCGCCCTATGAAGAATCGAAAGATCGTCTCGTCGACTACATCGCTATTTGTACTCGTGAAAACGACGACAAGCTTAAACTTGATGCATACTTTCGTAGCAATCCACCACCCACGCTAGTTCGAGAAGGTAGCTGGACTCTTTACGCGCCGGAAATACTGAAGCGCCCCAAAAATTTCAATCCGGCAACGGAGGAAATGTTTGGGAGGCTCCCCTATTCGAGACTGTTTTTCAGGTATGTTAGAATATCGTATATCCGCGCAAAAAGTGACGCTGCGTTAATTGATAGGCTACAGCAACACCTAAAAGCGTGGAAAGCGCCATGATCTTCCGGGTTCGGTTTACGGTAGCCGGCGGTCATGTTCACTGTCGACTATTCTCCGCGCGAGGCGCTAATATGACCTTTTTCAAATGCGGTGATTTTTTGCGTCGCGGGAGAGCAGAATGATCGTCTTCGAGAACCCAGGCGAAATCGATATCGACGCCCTAACCACGTTCGGCGTGAGCGTGAAGGGCACCGACCACCCGATCGGCAAATTCGGCACCGGCTTTAAGTACGCGATAGCCGTCCTGCTTCGGGAGGGCTGCGCAGTCAAGATCGAAAGCGGATCGCGCGTCTATTACTTTGAATTATATAAAAGAGAGATTCGCGGAAAAGATTTTTCGATCGTATACCTGCGTGAGGATAGCTATCCAAACGACAAATCAGTCTGTTCCCTTGGATTCACTACCGAGCTGGGGAAGAACTGGAAATTGTGGATGGCGTATCGCGAACTATACTGCAACGCCAAGGACGAAGATGGGTGGGTATATTCTACCGGGCCGGAAGGCCTGCATAATATGCCCGATGGAATGATGGGCACTCGGGTTCTCGTTCACGGCGACGCTTTTGAAGAAGTCCACAAGCTGCAGCATGAGTTTATCCTGACGGGCGAACCTTTCGCCCGTCTGGAAGGCGCGAACGTCTATCGCCGCGAAGGCAAGTCGGTATTCTACCGGGGCATCAAGGTCGGCGAGCACGACGGCGGCAAGATCGGCCAGTTTACATACGACCTGACCGGCGACGTGCGCTTAACCGAGGACCGCACCCTGGCGCACTCCTGGATGATTCCGGTCTACCTCTCGAAGGCCATTCTCACGGCCGACGATACGAATACCATCGGCGAAATTCTAACCGCGCGCCATGATTCTTACGAGCACCGCTTCCGCTACGCCGATCACGTCGAGGCCCCCAGCGACGCCTTCCTTGGGGCGGTAAGCAAGCTTGTGGCGGGCAAGGTCGAACAGATCAACGACAGCGCCGTAACCGTTATGAAGCGCGAGGCCCGCAAAAAGATCGCCGGCCTCGGCGCCGATATCCTGGTGGACGGGCGAGGCGATTCTAGATTAATCCGCGCACTTCGCATCTGCCGCAAAGCGGGCTTTGCGATAGACGCGGAGATTGTCGTCGCGAGCCAGCTCGAAGAAAACGATGGGATAATTGCCGAGGACGGCCGCATCTATATCCCAAGCCCGCTGCCGGATATGACCGACGCCGACTACGCCGAGCGGCTCGTCGAGGCCTGGGAGCAAATCGACCACCCGGACTGGAACGACAAGCAGCGCGCCGATCACTACCTAACCCGCCTAATCCGCCGGGGCGCCGAGGAGATCAAGGATTTCGAAACCAAACTTGCGGGAGGGCCAAATGAAAGGTGATCTGCGCTGCGTGGAGGGCCGCCTGATGCGGCACGACCCACAATTCGACGACCCCGAACTTGAAACCGATATCGGGGAGTGCCCCGACTGTTCAGGGAAGGGATGCGACGACGACCCAAACGACAAATATAACTAGGGAGGCTTCCATGAAAATCTTAAAGACGCTCGTCCTTCTAGCCGGCCTGATTTTCGCCCTTATGGTTATGATCGCCGGGGCATTCGCCAATCCGACGCAAGATATTCGCGATCAACACGCGGCAACGCCACCGCGTGTTGATCGCGGCGACGGCAGGATATACCTCTGCGCCACCTATACCCACCAGCGAAATGATGGCATCCCACCGGCCTGCCTTCCATTACCGGCACCAGACGGCTTCTGGGTCTACGCCGGCCTCTCCGGGGGCGCCGTCGCCCTGGCCTGGAGCTTTACCCGGAGGCGCCAATGAACCCGCCGCTTGTCGTCAAAGTCGAGTTCGAAACCACCCCCCTGCGCCCCCTGGCTTGCCGTCCGCCCCAGCGCATCCGCATTAGCGACGCTAATACGGATATGCTGGTGACCTGGGCTCTCTTTCGGGGAGGACAGGGGGTGGGGTTGGCCGCCGGTCAATGGCTGGAAAAGAACGGCTATAGAACAACCGGCGTCGCCGGGCTATGGGTACGCCGTCAAACCCCAGGCGAATGGCTACGGAGCCTTACAAAACGCCGCGACACGCGCCCGGAAGGGATCGTCGGGCTCCCGGCGTAGCCCAAGACGGCAAAAGGCCCTAGAAACCGAAGTTTTCAACCGAGAGCAGGAGAGCGGAGATGCTTAAATACAAACAGATTGAGATTGATTCGGGCTACGTAGGCAAAGACCTTAGTATGCTTTGCTGCCCAAGATGCGGTGAGATTTACTTACACCACGAAGGTGTTATTAGTTATGATCGCAGTGAAGATGCGGAAAAGGTGGTTAAAACAACCACTCTAAGCCCCGTTACTGATGCAGAAGATGTTAAGGCGACAACCACTTCCGTCGAAGTCACAGACGGCATAGGCAACCCCAGCGACCGTAGACATGGTCTTGCAATTGCTTTCTGGTGCGAATGCTGCAGTTTCGACGACGATCCGAATGATTTAGGTAATGCGATTAGAAGCGGACGTCGTATCGAGCTAACAATTGCGCAGCATAAAGGGTCGACACATATAGGCTGGCGATTCGATGACTAGAAGCAAAAGGCCCCCGACACTTTCGTATCGAGGGCCTTCCTCCAATGGCACAGTCGTCTGGAGCACACCATGCCCGGCTATACTAGCCGAGCCGGGTGCTTGCTTCAAGCGACCGGAATCGGCTTGCCCGCTGCCTGGAGCCGGGCATGTGCCGTATCAAGGGCGAGATCGATCGCCGCCTGCTGCTCGGGCGTCGGATCGACGCCCTTGCCGGTCGAGTTGAGAATCGCCGCGATGCCGGCCTCGATTTGAGGCGCGTCCTCGACGAGGCCCGCGAGCGCGGATAGAAGTGCTAGGGCTGCGCCCATGTTATGATCCTTTCGTCGGAAGGGTTGCGACGTATGCCTTAAACACCGAATAGGCGGTGTCGAAGGCTACCATCGACGGAGTCTTACCGGCTTCGGCGTCCTTGCGGGCGACGACCAGCGCGGCATAGGCATCGTTGTCGTATGCCTTTGCCTGGGCGACGAGCGACGGGTTCGAGCAGACCGTCGCGTCGGCGCCGACCGATCCGCAGGCCGGGAGCGAAGCGTAGGTCGCCGCGCCCTCCTCAACGGCGGCAAGCGAACCCTGGGCGATATTGACGACGCCCATCGGCGTGAGGGACGCGCAAGCGACCGTCAAGCCGATGGCGGCGAGCGCGAAGAATCGAAGTGTCCTCATGGTGCGGCCTCCGCTGCGGGTTCGACTGCGGCAACGGCTTCCGGCTGGGCGCCGGGGGATTCCGCTGCAGGCTGGGTGGCGGACGCCGGTTCGACGGGCGCCGGATCGGGCTCCGGCTTCGCTACCGGGGCTGGCTCGGACACTGGTTCGGGCGCGGCTGGCTCGGGCGTCGCCAGACTTGCGTGGATCCCGGCGATCACTTCCTCGACGGCCGTAACCGAGATGGTCGAAAGGTCTTTGCCAAGGCTCGGCAATACCTTCAGGGCGGCGTCGCGGGCCGCAACGACGCGCTCTTCGGGCGTGCCGGTGCCGCTATATGCCGCCAGGGCTGCGGCCTGCACCACAGCCAAGCCGTCCGTCTTGAGGGCGCTGGCGATGTGGATTGCCGTCTCGTCGGCGATGGGGCCGACAAGGACGGCCTTAATACGATCGATGTCGGGCTGGAGCACAACCTCGACCGCCTTCAGCTCGCCTTCGAAGAACGAAAGCACGCCGGCAAAATAAGATGCGAGTTTCATTTGCTCTCCTTTAAGTGTTGCCCAGTAGCCGGTCGACCACGTCGTGCGGAACCTTCCACACGAAAAGAAGAACGACCACGGCGACAATTGCGTCGTGCGCGGAGTCCGGTAGTTTCTGGGGAAGATAGGAATTAAGGATCTGCGTCAGGGCCGACGCGATCGGAGACGCGAAAAACACGGCGATGAGCTTTCCATTGCCGGGCTTCTGAGGTGCTTGATCGTCGGCCATAAAGTAGATCCCCACTGAAGCACCCGGCTCGATGGCCGGGTGCAAAAGATGATTGTTCCTGGGGTAATTCAGGAATAAAAGTTATGAGGCTTGCTGAGTCTTAGATCCGCTTGCAGGCCCTTTCGGACCATCGGGATCGCATGGCACCTCCTCGGTCAAGGAACTGGCACAGCACTTTATGTAGTGACCGAAGCCTAGCGCCTTTTCCCGGCGGTGTCTAGTCGACTGACGGCTCGAATGAAGATAGCAAGGCGATGTTAATTACACGCTTGAACCAGCCATGCTCGAATATCGACGCGTTTTGACGCGTCGCATATTCGAGGCATCTTAGAGCCAAGAAGTCCTCAAAGCAATCCCGCGACGCCGCCCTCATCATTGCCAGGGTATGGTCGCCGATCAATCCGTCCTCAAACACGCCCAGCGCTCGCTGGGCTAGTTTAAGGACATCCCCCTGATTCACTTCCCCGTCGAATACCGCGAGCGCCCAGCACCAGGGCATCTCGTCGCAGCGATGATTATCGTAATACTTTTCGCGATAAACGGCTAGGGCCGCTTCCCGCGACGGTGGCCAGGGGGTGACGTCGGGATTGAACTTGCGGGCTAACCCGAACCAAGTGTCGCCGCCGGGATCTTTGGGATCATTCGAGTGCTGCCCTTCTTCGGGGAGCACGACGTCGGCTGCGGCCTTGAAATAGCTCACGCTAAACACCTTCTGGTGGGGCGAAACAATACAACTGATCGCCGGCCGACCAGAGTACGGCCGAGCCGGTCGGGTTGCGCGCGTTGTGGAGGACAATCTCTTCGGGAATATCGATGGGCGCTCCGTCGACAAGAGCGACGTAGTGCCCATCCCTAATTTCGGCCTCAACGAGCCTTCCGTCTGATTCGCCGCAGCACGACCTACTGGTGCCGGGGATGAGCTGGGAATTGAACCACGCGGAATACTGCCCGGAGCTTCCGGGCGGAGGCGCGGCAGACGCCGAAACGGATATGGCGAATAGAGCGAGTCCGATCAGCCTGTACATCACAGCCTCCTATTTACCGGTGAGCAAATGAATCCCTTCGACAATGAGGCCGCCGATTCCGGTTAAGCCGACGCCGGCCATCCATATGGCGCCCTGCCCGCGTGCGCGTGCGAGATCGAATCCGGCCATCTTTGCGTCGGTTGCATCAGCACGAGATTCAAGGCTGTCATTTCGTTTTGAGAGAACGTCATTCTCTCGCGAGACCGCCTTGAACTGGACGGTGTCCTCGTTGAAGTGAGCCTGCATCTTACTGGTCAGGTTATGGTGCTGCTGGTCGACCCGTTCCACCAGCGTGGCCATACCGACCTTGATGTCACCGACCACCCCGACAATTCCGTCAAGCTTTACACTGACCGTTTTAACGAGATCATTAACCTTTGTATCGATCGCGTCAACACGCTTATCATAATCACGTCGCTCACTCGTCATTTCGTCCTCGCGCATCAGCCGATCTTCTCGACCATAACCTGGGTGTATATTTCGCTCGTACCCGACGAGATCGCGATACCACCCGCCTGGGTCGAGCTAACCCAGTGTCCGATTTCGAACGTCTTGGAGCCGGTGATTGTAAAAGCGCAATCGATAATCGAGTTCGTGGTGTTGGCTATCGGAGACGTCGAATTCGACCCGAGGGCGGTAGCCGCAGAATCCGTCACGTTGTAAAGGCGAATCTGATGGTTGCAGTTTACTGCGCTCGCCGATGCCCGAAGGACGTAAATACCAGCCGGGAGCGTAAAGGTGTTTGAAGAAAGTACGCTGCCGATGCTGTCGACGACCTTCTGGTTTAGGACGCGCGTGTTCCAGGTCGTACCCGTAAGGTTCCCTGGTCCGGTTCCCGACGGCTCCTGATCCTGGAGGAACAAGACGCCGCCATTCGCAAGCGCGCCGCCCGAGGACGAGATGACCGGTCCCTGGCCAAGCGCTGTATCCGTGAGCGCCGTAAAGGTTCCGGCCGCCGCGCTCGATCCGCCGATAACAGCGCCATTGATAGTACCGCCGATAACAGCGCCATTGATAGTACCGCCGGTAATCGCGACGGCGCCTGCAGCCTGCGTCGACATAGTCCCGAGGCCAAGGTTGCTGCGCGCGGTGCCGGCATTCGCCACATCGGAAAGGTTATTTGCGACCAGCAGCAAGCCAGTGACGGCAGTGCCGCCAACGTATTGCGCATTTAAGCCCGCGACTAGAGTCGTGGAGGTAACGACAAAGGGGGCATTTCCCTGCGCAAGAGTAGACGTAATCTGTCCAGTTGCGCTAATAGTTGTGAACGCACCAGAGCCCGGCGTCGTGCCGCCAATCGCTCCGGGAATCGCCCAGGTCTGTCCAAGAAGCAGCGACGCGTTGAGATTCGCGACCGCTGTAGTCGAAGCGACGACCAGGGGGGCGGTGCCGGTGGTAACAGTCGAGGTAAACTGCCCAGAGGCTGACAGCGTCGTAAAGGCGCCGGCCGCCGTCGCGGATCCGCCGATCGGCGCCCCGTTAATCGTACCGCCGGTGATCGCAACTGCGCTCGCGTCCTGCACCGACATCGTGCCGAGGGACGTCGCGTCGAGCTGGAATTGCGTACCGTTGTATCGGATGACGTAGAGTGATCCGGCATTAACCTCACCCCCTGCAAGGGCAACCGGGCCGCCGGAGCCCGCCTTATAGACGCTCTTCGCCCCGAGCGCAGAGACGTTGATCGTCAACGCACCGGAGTTTGAGAAGCCGGCGATGAAAGAAAAGGATTCTCCGGCGACGTAGGATGTCGCCGGAATCGACGGCGTCAGCGTCTGTGTATTCGCCGATCCGCCCGATGTCCCGGACCATTTTGCGCCCGAAGAAACGGTTGCGCGTATGGCTGCGAAGAACTGCGAGATCGCCGTCGAGAGGTCACCGTCGTCGAGGACGTCGGCGTTCAGTGCTTGCGAAACAAAGTTGGCGACGACGGCCGCCTGGAAGGACGACTGGCGCCACGTCTTATTAAGCTGCTCGGAGATCGCGGTCCCGGCAACGTAGCCGGTCGAAACCGCCGGCAGCGCCGCATAGTCGGCCTGATCGAGGACATTGGCCCCGCCACCGATTGCAAATGGGAGGAAATCTACGGTAGCCATTTTATTTTACCTCTGCTCCACGTGCAGCTATCCGATCTGCGACTCGCTTCGCACGGACTATCTCTGCGGCCCTCGCGGAGTCTAGTTTAGCCTGATGCGAGGCGACAACGTCGGAGGTGTGATGCTTATCGACATGTCTGTGCACGATGGCCCAGTGGTCGTCCGCAATTTCAGGCCAGCCCATATTCACCAGATCATGGTGTATCTGCCGTTTAATGTAATCCTTCGTATTAATCGGGGAAAATACGAAGATATGCCCGTCTGGAGGAACGCGATGATTACCGTTTTCATCGGTGTCTTGCTTCACAAAAAAGAACAAAAGCGACTTATCCTCAAGAATTTTAACGCTACTATAGACAACCGATTTAGTCATGATGACCCCTCAGAGAACAGGGAAGAACCCGTTTATTTTGAAATCGTTCGCAGTGCATTGCGCGTTAGTCAACGCCGCGAATGTAGTCCCGAGTCGGAGTGCCATAGCCGCCGTACCAGATGCGGGCGTAAAAAGAATGTGGCAAGTTGCCGAAATAGCACTATCACAAGCACCGTGCATACAGGGTTGATCACCAGTTCCTTGAGTGCCGGGTAGTGATAGCGATGCCGTCGCCCCGCTAGCTGTTGATGGATAAGAAAAGCCCCCAGCTATAAACCAATACGGTCCAATCAGCATAATCCGAAGGTTAATGCCCGTTATAACAAGGCTCGCCCCACTCTGATCAGTAATTGAATACGTCGCACTCGTAATCGCTGTGACAGCAGCCGACCCGCTAGTGGCGTTCCCAAGGATCGAGTACGCAGCCTGACTCTGAAAAGTCGAAACCGGGATAGTCCCAGCTCCTGCCACTGTTCCGGTAAATGTCGGAGAGGCAAGCGTTGGGCTTGTTCCAAAGACAAGCAGATTTGTCCCGGTCGCGCCCGTCGAAGTCACACCCTCGAAAGTAACGTGCCCGGTCGCCTGCAGCGTCGTAAAGTGACCAGCCGCCGGGGTTGACCCTCCGACAACCGCTCCATCGATCGTCCCGCCAGATATCGTGACCGCATTCGCATTCTGCTGCGCCATCGTTCCAAGGTCGGTGTCGCTCAACTGGAATTGCGTCCCGTCGTAGCGAACGGTGATGACGTTCCCGAGGAATATCTCCCCCCCTGTCAAGGGAATCGGGCCGGCCGGCGAGTCCTTATATATGTTCTTCGCGCCGAGCCCGGATACGTTGAGGGTCGTCGCGCCAATGTTCGTCGTCCCTGCCACAAAGGCATAGGCCGCGCCGGTAGCATAAGACGCCGACGCTGGGTTCGGTGTGATCGTCATAGCACCGGCGGTGCCGGCAGACGTACCCGACCAGCGGGCGCCCGCCGCGACGAGGTTTGTAACCGCCGTGGTCAGATTCGTAACAGCCGCCGAGAGGTTGCCGTTATCGAGGACGTCGGCATTAATTTGCTGGGAGACAAAATTGGCGAGCACAGCGGCCTGGAAGGCCGACTGGCGCCACGCTTTATTAAGCGCGGACGGATCTGCGATACCCACCTGAAAGCCGTTCGTGACGTAGCTTGAGGCCGCATAGGTAGCCTGCGAGGCCACCAGCGCGCTACCGCCCGTTGCGAATGGGAGAAAATCAACTGTGGGCATGAGTCCTCATGTCAGGTAGTCGGCCCAAACGCCGGTGCCGAAGCCGGCGATGGCCGAATTGTCGAGTCCGAAGCCGAACAGGGGGGAGTCGGGAACTGATGGGATAATGTAATGAGCGACTCCGACGCCGGCTGGGACGAGGTTAAGGTAGCCGCCCTCAAGCAGCGCCAGCGTTAGTGCGTCGGGTGCTGGCCCGAACAGCACCAAATCCATCGTCATATCCTGGTTGTCGACGATCCCGATCGTAAAGCCGGTGCCGGCAAAGAAGATATCCCAGACGCGATAGGCGTCGGGGATCGAGCCATTCCAGGCGTTCGCAGCTGCGGAAGCCCGCAGCAGCGTCCGAAAAGCGTCGTCGGGGAGCAGTACGATTTCGCTGATCGGGTTGAACGGCCCGAACCACGTGCCCTGGTCGAAGCCCAGGCCCACGGTATCGAAGGCGAAATAAACGTCGGTGATCGGCTCGCTGACCGCGCGAGTCTTTCCGATCCAGAGGCCGACCGAATCCAACTGGACGCCCACGGCGGTGTCCAGATCGTAGCCTTGCGGCATCGCCTGAAGAACGACCTGCTCGTCGGCCGAACCCTGCGTCAGCGTATTGATCACCGATACGAAGTTCGGAGCGAGCGCGTGCTCGCTTGTAATTAAGGCGAGATAGGGTGCGGTCGATCCGCTCACGTGACATTTACCGTGACGTCGCCGGTGATACCCTGCGCCGCTTCGTTAAAGGCGATGTCGACGTCGGAGACTAAGTAAACATTACTCGGAACCGGAACACTGCGCGCGGTAGGAACGCCCGGCGTGAAGGTGATGGCGTTCGACGTAACCGACGTGACGGTCGGCTGGAAGGCCGCCGCGTTGTCGAGTACGAATCCGATCACCTGCCCTTTGTAGATATCCGTAGCGCTGGCGACGTCGATTACCGTGGCGCCCGCATTGTAGGGGCCGCCGGTCGTAACCGTATTGACGATCGGCGACGCGCGGGATTGCGAGAGCGACGCGATGGTATAGGTCGACCCAAGCGGAGCTGGAAGAGTTGCCGCAGCCTGCAGCGCCGCCAGATAGCTGATCCGACCAATCGGAAGCGCGTTGAGATATGCAACGATCGATGCCATGATAGCGGCCGTCGTCGTCGACGCGTAACCCGGAAATTGCTTGATCGTCAGCGTAACCGTGACCGCAACTTCGGCAAGCCGATAGAAGTTGATTGCGTTCGGTATCCCGACCGAGTCGGTAATAGTTTCCGTCGTCGTCCCATAGGTTCCGGTGCCTGGGGTGACCGTTTCGGCGATAGCTGTTGCTACCGCCACGGCATCCCCGCCCTCAACGACGATCGATATGTTATGCGCTGGAATACCATTGGCATCAGCGGATACGGTCGGATTATTATATCCGAAATAGCGCTGCACGCCTGTCACGTCTGCGACGTTACCGATAATGGACTCCATCACTGTCAGCGCCGGCAGCGCGGTCGAAACAGCCTGCCGCTGACGAAGCGCCGAATCAGTCTCCACAGGCGCCCCAGCCGTCGCCGCAGCCACGTTATTCGAAGACTGCCAGCCCAGGGTCGGCGTCAGGATGTTGACCAGCGTCGCCGCGTCGGCCGTAACGGCGCCGGGCGTCGTACAGGTTGCGGTCTCTACAATCGAGCCGCCACCGGGGATTGTAACGGTCGCCGGCAGCGCCCACTGGGTGTTGAGGCTTTGGTTATCCCCCACGATCCCATTCGTGATCGTCGTTCCGGCTTGCCCCACGATAGTAAGATCAGCCGTAGAATTCGTCGGAATATCCCGCGCGATGCCGTTGATCTTAACCACCGACGACAGCCCCACCCCCTGACTCGTTGCGGGCGAGAACTGGTTGTAAACGAAGATGGCGACCTGATTGCTATCGTATTGCGCCTGGGCGAAGATCGCCAGCATCTGACCGTCTTGCGAATCGGCCGGGATAACAACGTCAGACCCATAAATTGACTGCATACTCGCTTGCAACGACGCGTAGATATCCGCATAACTCGGCGACGTGATTCCGAATTCGTCGACGGTGCATGCAAGCGTGGCCAGGGGGTACGGGCCGCTCATAGGGGCAGACTCGCGTTGATGGGAACGACGCCGTAAACTGATTTAACCGTCGCCGTGATATTCAGCTTTCGGATGGGGCCATCGAGCGTGCTTTGATAAGAGGTAATCTCGATCACTCCCTGCGTTTCGAGGATGCGCTGCTGAATAGCCGCGTCGTAAGTATTCGTGGTGCCCTTGCCGACCACTTCGGATCCGTAAGGCGTACCCTCGATAAAGTCGAGGAACCATTCGCCGGCAAGAAGCCGCAAGCGCGTCAGAACGGCCTGCGCGACGGTCGCCGGTATGTTGACCAGGAACGCGGTCGAGCCCGAGCAAAACGTGGAGTCGCCATCGGCGGTGAGAGCGCGGTAGCGCATTGATCTTATCCTGTCGGTGTAGCGGTGCTGCCGCCACCCGTTGTGACGCCGCCGTGGATATGCGCGGAAACCGTATGGCCGCCGTTTGCGGTAACTTCGCCGGTGGCGATAATCGCGCCGTCGAAGTTTGCGGTGTGGCCGCCGCCAACGCCGGATGTCAAATTGCCGTCAATTTGCGTATCCGGCGTGTTTAACTCGATCTTGGTCGAAGCGTTCATTGTGATCGTCGGCGCCGTTATGTTGAGGCCACCCGGCGCCACGATATTCATTACGTGGCTGCCGGCCAGCTCGACATACATCGAACCGTCGTCGCTTCGAAGCTGGGTCGTCGTAGTCGATACCGCGTGCGGAAGATCCGTTTGCGAATAAACTCGCGGCAGGCAAAATCCGTCCGAGAGATCGTGCATACGAAGCTCGACCTGCTTTTGTGGAGTTGGCTTGCCCGACTTCCACCCGCCGGATTGCCACCAGCCGTCGATACAGCGGGAGGCAAAGATAACCAGCATGTCGTCGCCGGCAGCGAGCGGGAAGGTCAGCGAGAAGCCGCCACCACCCGGAAAGATGACCGGGCAGTTAATAAGCACCGGAAGATTGACGTTATTCCATTCGCCGGCAAGGTTTTGAAACTGCCCTAGAATGGAGGGCTGCAGCGATGCGACAAGCTTTATCGGATCGAAGGATAGAAGGTTGCAAGGCATCGCCGTCCAGAGCCCAGCGAGGCGGCCATCGAAGGCCATGCGCAGCGATTCCTGCGGGTCGTTGATTCGTTCGCGCGGATCCATTATTGCGATCCCGATGGAACGGCTTGATTAACCGGAGCCGTAGCGTCAAGCTGCAGGCATACAAGGTTAGACGACCATTCCTCGCCACGCGTATCGCCCTCGTGCTCGATCACAATTACACGGTAAATTCCGCTCGGCGTGGTGTTGGCGAAATTACGATCAGCAATAGGGGTAACGTTCGGGAACGCCTGCTCCTGTACCTGACTCGTCGTAATCAGCTCTTGGTTGATTTGCACTCGGCGCCCGACCTTGATCTTCGGATTAAGTAGACAACGGGCCTGGAGGCCGTCGATCGTAGCCTCGGGGAAATCGAGAAGACCGGTGCGTGGGTCGAGCTTAACTATCTCATCGGGCAAGTAGCCCGTCTGCTTCACCAGAGTTACCTGACCATTTTCAACGAACCACGTCAGATTCTGTGATTTGGTAAGACTGCGCATATGATCGCGGTACATACCGAACATCACTTTTCCGCGCGGTAGTATACCGCCCTGCGCCACCAGATCAGTCTGCTGGTCGGAAATCGTGCCGCCGTACTGAGCGACTTCTTTCGATAGCCTTGCCAGAATATCGGCCGGGCTACTCGCTATCGGATCAAGCGTTGCGTTAATGGTGGCGTAATTTAGAAACGCATCACCGTCGCCAGCATAGATCTCGAGAAACGTGTCGGTGCCGCTATCGCGGCCGGTGCGGAGCTGGGTGATTGTACCGTCGAAGATCTTGCCGTACTGATTGCTGTTTTCGTAGCCGGCCTGCAGCACCACCCTAGTGAATTCGGTTTGGATCAGGCGTACCGTCGACGGCGAAAGATTGAAGATGCGAGCCACCAGCGATTTCGGCGTCTGCACGTCCGGTGCGCGAACCGAAAACTGGATGTGCATATTCGAAAGGTCGATGCCGCCGTTTCCGTTTTTTACTACCGTCGTCATCGCAAACGGAGAAGTAAGGTCATAGCCAAGCGGTACAAGCGAAGACGCCGGAGGCTTGCCGTAAATAATCAGTGAAATTCGACGCTTAAATAGCGTCTGTGACGGCGTCGGAGATTCGCTCATGGGTTCGGGGATACAAAGAAAAGATGCCCTGTTGATCCAAGCGTCGTAAAGCTAGGAACGAGCGCCGGATCGTTATCGCTTTGAACGACCATTGCACCACCGTTTCCGATGCTCAAGTACGCAAGCTGCGCGAGAAGATCCGCGCCCGTAATCAGGGGGATGCCTAGAGCGATCGGAGTGTCGCCCTGGTCGGCTATGTCCATCATCCAGCATTGCGCTGGAATGCACCACGTCAAGCGTATCGTGTAGGTCGTTCCGTTGAGCGCGATAGTAAAGGTCTGCGGCGCCGGGATCGTGGGGATTTCGACTACGCTAACCATTACCCACCGAGCCCATGCAAATCGTCGGGAAGAACCGCGTTCAGCGCCGGGATATTCGCGTTATTACCGGGCGTTGTATTGAGGGCGCCAAGATCCGTTGTCGCCGCGTTGGCGCTTGGATTCTTCATCACCGTAGCGTCGGGAACAGTAATGATCGTCGTCTGCGCGAAGATAACCTCTTGAAAGACCGCTGTGATCATCAGCGCGTTTTCGGACTTCTCGTCGGTGGTAAGCCCGAGGCGCTCCAGCAGCATATTGGTATAGTTGCGCTTCCCAGTAACGAGGGAGACGACCGATCGGTTTACTTGCAGGCCCTGCAGCGTGGTGTAGATATCACGCAGGGCATTCCCGTTGCCGAAGTTTGGGACCAGCGAAGATATCGCGCCCAGGAGACCGGGATTCGACGGGCTGTTCGACCACCCCGCGCGAAGCTCCACGGTCGCCGGCATCTTAAAGGCGTGATCCGTAATAGCCGCCCCCTGTTCAACAGGGTGCTGGGTTATGCGGAGCACATCCTCGTGCTTCTCTTCGATGACGACCTGGGGATACAGTACGGTCGACGTCGGGCGCCCAAAGGAATCAATGGCTGGGGTTCCAGACGTATCGGTCGTCTGCCAAAGAATTTGGCGCGGAGGCGAGCCACCCAGGATGCTATTAAGGAATGCAGCCCCACCGCGTGCGGCGCCCTGAAGCGCAAACGTAGCCGCGAAATTACCGATGCTTGCCATTACTGCGTGGCCCCGACCATACCGCGTGCGATTTCGTCATTAACCCGTTTTTGCTCCTGCAGCACTCGGGTACTGACCGCCTTCGGATCGCCGGTTCCGATCACGTTGACCGTGGTGCTTTGATTCAGCGTTACGTCCGGTCGACCCTCCTTAATCGCGGCGACAAGCATTTCGTGCGAGTAGGGGTTCTGGCCACGGTTCTCATGCTGAATCATCGACCGCGTTAGGGCTTCGGCTACCTTTGGATCGTTAAAATCCAGGTGCTGATCGCGCCCAAACCCGGTCTTCTGAACCAAGTCCCTAATATAACCTTCGACCGTGGCGACGCTGTTGCCGGCACCTTTCGCGGGCGCATACGTGTTGATGATTTTTTCAATCGTATCAATACCCCTTGACGCGTACCGGCGAAGCTGCCCCACCATTGCGACGATGCCTTTATAGGCGGTGTCGTAGTAGCGCTCGTGGGATACACCATCAGAGTCCGTGTATTGGATATTGCCAGGATTGTTATTCCGAATCCCTTTCGCCGGGTTCAGGAGCAGCGGCTCCGAATAAGGTGCGGTCTGCGGGATCGCTAGCTCGACCTTGCTGGGGTTCGGTTTATAAGGGGCCGTGGGCTCCACAGGCGCGGCCGTGGCAGGCGCTTCGGGGCCGCCGGGGGTGCCAGGGGGCAACTCGGGCTTCGGGGCACCAGAGCGCCTATTTGCCCATTCCAAAAGGTCGGGAATGTTAGCCGACCAGCCCTGCTTGATTCCGAGCTTGTCGGCGAGCCAGCCCTTCTTGAGCCCCAGGGCTTCATTGGCCTTTTCGCCGGCTGCTTGATTAAGACCGTGAATGAGGCCGACGTTGGCTGCGGCCCCAGCGAGGGGGAAAATCTTAGCAATGAACCCTAGATAGGGAATCCTCGAAATGGCCCCCAGCAGCGCAAAGACTCCGCCCAGTGCGACGACCACTTCGGTGGCCATGGCCGGGGTGTTATGCATCTCTTTATTAAAAGCGGCAAACTCGTTAGTGAGAGCCTGCGTTTTACCAATCATTTTATCGGTAATCGGGAACCAGCCGACGTTCGCCAGATCGGCCAGGGTCTTAAAGCTGGCCTCTAGCGCGTTGATGCTTTTTGCAAGGTCTTTACCCTTGTTAGAGGCGTCGTCGACGTTGAGCCCGTACTGCTCCTGAATTTTGGCTAGATCCTGCTGGGCCTTGATAAAAGCAGCCGGGTTATTCATAGCCTGATTGGCGACGTCTGGATTCAGGCCGTAAGTTTCAGACGCTATCCGAAGCGCCAAGGCGCGAGACTTCATTTCAGAAAGTTTGACAATGAGGCCGTCGAGCAGCAGCGTTGTGCTAAGGACATTCCCTTTGGCGTCCTTTGTCTGGACGCCCAGAGCCTCTAAATAGCCCAGTTTTTGGGGCTGCTCGCGTAGAGCGCGCGCGAGATCGGCGACCATATCTGCGCCCTGGCCGGCCTCAAGGCCGATCTGCTTGGCGCCGAAAGCAACTTGCTGAAGGCCCGATGCCGTGGACCGCGAATTCTGAGCGGCGTAATAGAGGTGCTCGAATTGCCGGGCGGTCTTTTCGACCATAACCTCGACGGCCGTCGCCGTGGCAACGACTGCGGCGCCTAGCTTGAGCACCGGAACGGTGGTCGAAGCCACCGCCGAATTGAATTTCCGAAAGCTACTCTCGTCGACGTTAAAGCCGAGGGTGACCAGGAATTCCTTGATGGTCTCGCCGGCCAATTAAGTCTCCTTTGAGGCTTCGTAGACTCGGCGCTCGTTCTCAGCCACCGCGTCCAGCTCGTCGTTCATTCGAGCGATATCGGCGAGATCAAGCGTACCGTCCGTCAAGCTTTCGTAGCGGCACATGCCGGAGCGCACCGGGCGCAGTACCCAGGAGTGCTTTGTCGAGACCAGCTCGACGTTTATTTCGTGGCCTCTCCCGATGAAGTCTCGGGAGGGCCTAAAGTAAAATTTAAGAGCGAAAGCTCGACCACCTTCCAGATAAGCTGGATGATGATTCGGAGATCGTTGAGTTCGGTGTACTGCAACACCCCACTCGACGCCATCACCCCCTGCCAGCCCTGGCCGGCCTTGCGCGCGGTATTACGCAGGCAGGTCTTTATGATCATGTCGCGGGTGTCTTTCGGCATATCCGCGATCGCCCTGAGCAGGGGGGTGAGAGTATCAGTGGCCTTCAGCTTCAAAAGGTCGGCGATCGTCGTGACTTCGCCGGCCTGCTGCTGGCGCAGCAGGCTGAACACGATGTCGGCGGATCCCGCTACGACCGGAAGCAACGGGAAGGCTACGTCGAATTGTTCGAAGACGTTGAGCTTCGTTGCCCGGTAGGTCTCGCCTGCCAGCTCGAATTCGATGGTGTCGGTCATTACGCCGACGCCAATCCGATACCGAGCAGTTCGTCGAGCACGCCTTCGAACATCCATTCGTTGAATTTACCGGCCTTGTCGTAGGTCGGGGCGGTGTTGCGGACGAAGGCGGCCTGCGAGAGTGTAATTACGTCGCCGCGCTGGACGTCGGTGATCACAACCGTATTCTGTCCCCAGTTCGCCGATGACGCCGACTGGAATGCGAAGGCGGCCGAGAGTACGGCGTTGATCGGTGACGTCTTGAGCAGGCGAATGGTAGCCCGTCCAGGCGCAGCCGCGTGGAGCGTCTGCATCGCAGATCCGTCAGCGCCGAAGGTCATTGTGTTGCGATCTTCCTTCGGTTCGACCGAAATACCCTCTTCGGTCGGGCCGGAAGATGCGCCGATGGACGTCGCGATGCCGGGGCCAGTGACCGAGGCAACGACGTCCGTGAAGCTATATGCGCCGAGCGCCATTGTGGTCTCCTGTTACTGATTGACTGTGACGTTGATCTGAACGTCGTTGACGGCGCCGGCCTCTTTCGCTGCCACCTGGAACAGCACCGACTTGCGCGCGGCGCGATCCGAGAGCGCTTGCGAACTGATGGGAGGCTGGTAAATGTAATAGCCCTGTTTGAGGAAATCGCCCTCGGAGAGCTGACCGAAGCCGCCCGAATTCCAAACACCGGGCGCCAGGAATCCGTTGACGACGCCCTGCTGGCACGAGCCGGCGATCGTGGTGCCGATAAGGTGCATGCCGGCGTCGGTCTGCGGGATCTTCGTCCCGGCGGTGTAAAGCAGATTGAACACATCCGTCTGGATGCGATTGCCGAGCCAGTCCGAGTTCCAGACTTCGTCGATATAATGACCGTCGGCAACGTAACCGTTGACGATGATCGCGGTATCGTTCGCGAACTGCGCGGTGTAATTGTAGCGGTTCGAGTCGAGGTTCGCCGACTGGCTCGTGGTGAGGATTTCTGACGCGATGCCCGGAGTCTGCTGCCACTGGAAATTGATCGTCGTATTCGAGCCGTTGTAATTGACCGTAACGCCCCGGCCGAAGTAAGAGGCCGCCGCATAGGGATCGGTGCTCGAATAGACCGCGAAGGACCGCAGATAGTTCAGATGCTTGAGCTGATACCCGATCGACGTGGTATCGTTCGACGTAATCGCGGCGCCCTCATTGGTCGTTACGCCAAACAAGTGCTTTTGTGTCGATGCCTCGACATAGGCTGCGATCGTCAGGGCATAGGCATCAGTGAAGTCGACGTTTGCCGTGCCTGCGGCAAACATCACACCGTAAAAAGAAACCATCCCGTCGAGGATAGTGAGCGCGGCCAGGGGGGTCTCTGCCGCAATACCATTGGCGACATAGGCGCCGGAAGAAGTCGAGAGGCCCGCGAGCATCGCGGAGACGTCGGTACCCGTACCGCCCGAGAGGGTGGCGCCGGAGAGCGCCGGGTAGGTCGCGGAGTGCGCCAGCGTATAGGCGTTGCCGGCGGTGCCGGTCGCAACCGACGTGATGTATATCTTGGTCCCGACCGACGTATAGGTCATCTTGACCAAATTGGCATCGGAGGATGCCGAGAGAAGGGCGAGGGTGGACGCCTGGGTAATCGCGGCCGTCCCACCGATGTTGACTTGGTTCCCGGTCGCGCCCGAGGCTACGAACGTGACGACCGTACCCTGGATCGTCATAGTGTCGTTTGCGGTCGGCTGGCCGGTAAAGTTGATAAAGCCGGTCGCGCGGGGCGCCGTCAGGAAGCCCATGGACGACGACGTCCCGGTCGTACCCGACTGGAATTCGAAGTTGCCGGTCGTTGCGTTGAACGTGCAGGTCGCACCGGACGACGCGGAATTGAGCGCCGTCGCGATAACCGTTGCGACGCCGTTCATATTCGTGATCGCACCGAAGTTCAGGCCGGTAATCGAAGTCGGAACCCCGTCGATCGTAATGAAGAACGCACCGGATGTAACGGGCGTCCAGGCTCCCGCGAGGAGGTTCGCGGCGGAGACCGGCCCACCATAGAGCTGGCCCGGCGTCGCCGCTTGAGCCCAGCGCCCGATATATAGCTGAGTCGGGCTCGGGTTCTGTGCGAAGAAGTCCGTGGCCGCGAGCGTCTCGGGAGCAGTCGTACCGAAGTCGGTCTCGACCGCCGTCAAGCCGGAATATGACTTGTAGCGCGTCACGACATCGATAACCGCCGAGTCGCCGACGATCATGCAGGAGTTGAGGTTCGTTCCCTGAGCCGCGCTCGGCGTCAACGTAACGCTAACGCTGATCAGCTTCGAAACGGGAAGCCCTTGAATGGTGCTGGTCATATCATTGACTCACATGGATTGTTTCGGAGATGATGTCGGTCGCCGCATTATTGACGTCCAGTTCGATATCGGCCGACTCGACCGAGAGCACCGGATAGTTGCGCACAACGATGCGACGCAGATGAAGCGAGAGATCAACGCGGTAAAGCCAGCGCTGTTTAAGCAGGCTCGGCACCGTCACCATTTCGTTGCAGGCGACGAAGGCGAACCCATTCTGCTGCAGCAGCTCAAGGTTTTGCGGGATGGCCGTCCCATCCCTGAGCAACGAAGACAGCGCATCGGCTTCGCTATTGCCGGTCGCGCCTAGATCATAAAAGCTGCAGAGCACGTGCAGATTTTCGTGGCGCTGGAGCTGAGTGCCAAGCTCGTCGCTGATAAACGCCGTGTAGGGATAAACGTCGGATTCGCGCGACGCGATTCCGAAGGCCATCCAGGCGACTCCAGCGTCCGGGATATTCGGAGGCTCCGGTTGCCAGCGCGGGCGCACCAGCTTGCCGTCCATTCCCGTAATGCCGACCATCCAGCCCTGGAGGAAGTTTAGGAGGGCCTGACCTTCAAGCGGCGCTGGGGAAGCCGCTGGCCGAAGCGGGCCTCCGGTCGCTGAAGTGTTGCCCATCTTACTGGCTTAGATCGGTCGACCACTCAAGGCAGTGGAACTTATCCCCGGTTGTCCCAGAGATATTCCAGGCTGCGGTCGTCAGGGGGAAACCAGGGGGTGGAAAATGCTCGCCGGGCTCGACTACCCAGCCATCGGCTGTCGCGTCGCCGCCGAGCACATTGATGCGCATGGCATTCGAGCCCTGGTTCTGAAAGACCACGCCAGCGCGATCGGTGTTCGCCGCGAGAAGGACTTCGCTATCGCCGGTGGTGGCGATAGCGGCCGACGCGGACGACGGCGACTCCTGCCCGGCTACAATGATGAGCTGGGCGACGCCGTTTCCGTCTTTGACGTAGATCAGCATTTCATAAGATTCCGATTAAGCCTGATTGTAGCGGGCCTATGAACACAAGCTCGCCGGGCGCGGGGAGATCCGTCTGGGGCTGCACGTCGATGAAGTCCATCGAGGTTGCTTCGGCCTGGACGAATCCGCGTCCGAATTGCGGGTAAGGATCGACCTTGCTGATAACGAAACGGTCGCCGGCCCATACTACGATGTCGGGCTGGTAGCCGGGCGCCGGGCCGCGAAGCGCGAATCGCGTCACGATCGTAAGGCTGCGCCCCATCGTCTGCTGGTCGTCTTTACGGTCCAGATCGTCGGGGGTGGAGTCGGTAACGACGCCGATGGCGGAAAGAGCGAGGGTGGTAATGGAGGCCACTCCATTACTGCCCATCGTCTGTGTCCGACGCAACACCGGAAACTGCGTCGCCAGTAACGGATCGATCAACACTTCGGCGACGTCGAGCTGGGCCATGGAGTTTGCTTTCGAGGAGCGCGATCTCGCGCTTCAGACGATTGGCGACGTCGCTGCCTTTGGCTTCAACGAGTTGATCCCGAAGCCCGGCAACCGCAGACACGATGGTCCTTCGAACCGCCCGCGCGCTTCGTCGCTTTCCAGGCATCATTCACACCGAGTTTTTCGCGGCCGACCTTCACAGCTTCAGCACGGCTGGATGCCTCCGAAGCGTCGAATCTGATATCGCGCTTCGGTGGTATCTTTTCGAATACGTACCACTCGTCGCTTTCGCGCCTAGCGTCCCAGTCTTTCAGGGTGTCTTGAATCAGGCGGCCAGCGCGGAGGTGGATATGGACTTCGCGCAATTACATCCGACCAATCTTGTTAACCGGCTTGCCGCCGAGGATCTGGGGCGTGACGCGAACCGTCGACGCACCGGACTCACGTGCGGCGATCTCGGCCTCCATCTTTTTCTTCGTCTCGGGATCCGATTCCTTCTTCACGAATTCCTTTAACTGGACAGTCGTGTAGCCCGGATACATCCGGGCATCTTTTGCCTTGTTTCGGTTGAGCCACGCCTGGGCTTCTTCCTTCGAACTGAACCGGCCGCTGATCGGCGTGTCGCTCGATCCCCGAACGACGAACCAGCCGCCGAGCATCTTGTTCTGAACGATCCGAACTTCGCCGGCATCGCGCGTCGCGCGTGGGTGGTTATGGACGTGGATATGGACTTCGCGCATCATTACCCGACTTCAGCTTTCGCCTTGCGCAGTGCTTCAGACGCGTTGTGCGCGATCACGTAAATAGGGCGGTATGCACCGACTCCGCCGTTCAGAATCCAATGCTCGACCGTCCAGTGACCTGTCTGAGCTTCCTTGGCCTGCCCCCAGCGGTGTGCAATATCCTTAACATCGCGCGTCGCGCGTGGGTGGTTATGGACGTGGATATGGACCGCGCGAGCCATTCTATACCTTTCGGATGACGTAATTGACCGCACCCTGCATTTGGGCCGTGTCAACGAGGGTGTTTGTCCGCGTCACCCCCCTGCGCTTGCGAGCGGCCAAGGTCTTGGGTGACAGGGGGGGCGGTGTATTGGACCCGATTTTGGCCTTGACCGAGTCGCGGCCCTTTATGCCGGCCGCGTTCAAAGCCTTTTCTGTGGCCCCAGGCTTACCTTCTAGGGCGTAGCCGGCTGCTTGCTTTAAGTAGCCGGCAATGGGGTCTTTTGCCTCGCGCACGCCCGGCGCAAGGGTCGGGCGCGCGGGGATATTGACTTCCGGCGCTCCATGCTCGTGGATATAGAGCAGAGCAGCCGAGTTGATCGGATCGCCTTTGCGGTAATTCTTTTCCTGCGGAATCCCGACCATCACCTTTTGGGAGGCCAGGAGCTTCACGCCTTCAGCTATGCGGGCAAGATGATCAAGGGTTTTAACGACGCCGGATTTAATAGGCATTAGTTGCTTCCAAACTGCTGCCCGCCCCAGACTACGGCGCCCGAGAGGCCGAAGCCCTCGCAATTGGAGCCGGAAACGTTGATCGGCCCGGCTCCGAAGAGTCGGATCATATATTTGTAGCGGGTTCCGTACACCGTCGTGTTCCAATGGCTGGAATCGGGATCCGCGCCGGCACCGGTGTCGTAATTGACGGAAACCTTGTCGACCGACTTGGCCGAGACCGGGCCTCCAGCGACGCCGGGGGCGCCGCCGAAGCTTGCCGCGTCGGCGGCCTGCTTCTCAAGGACGAGGTTGTGGCAAGTGAACAGCTCGACGCCGATATTAAGGCTTGAGCCCCAGCGCAGCGCGTTGACGAACTTATAGGCCACCGTCAGCCAAAAATTGATCTGGCTATCGGTGTACACCCCCCTGTCTCCAAACTCGGGGAAGTCCGACCGAAGCTGCGATGGGGTTACGACCGGAAGCGTCATTTCCCAAACTTCGACTTCATATCGGCGATTGTAAAGGCGGCCGGGAGGCCGGTAGGGGCCTCGTCACGGCCGTGCGTGCCGCCGAAAGGGTCGCCGGGGCGGTCGTAGGGTAGCAAGGGTGAATCGGCGCTACGACGCGCCTGTGCGAGCCCGGTGTCGACGGTTTGGGCCTTGGGATCAGGCGGCATCGGCGCCCTTTGCAGCGGCTTTCGCCGGTTGCGGCACAACGGTAACACCGTTGCGACGCAGCCAGTCGTTCATAGGCTGCTTCTTGCCGTCACCGGCCAAGCTGATAGGCACCTCGGCGTAGCCCTTTTTGAACAGCGCCCGGCTGTGGTCCTTTAACGTCAAAAGGACATCGCGGGGGAAGTTCAGGACAACGACCGGCTCCTGAGCCAGAGCGACCAGCTCCTTCGCCGATTTCGCCGTCTGCGCCGAAAGCTGGAGCGCCCGAGCGACTTCCTCGGACGGGACCGGCTTCGACTCGTTGATCCGTACGCCCGGTGCCGCCGCGACCATACCCTCGGTCGCCTTGGCTACGGCCGCAGCAACTGCAGCGGCGATCGCGGCCTTGACCGTCGGATCCTCTAGGTCGAGGGAAGCAGGGGGGGCTGTGGGATCGGTGGCCGGGGCTGTAGCGGCGTCGGCGTCGGTTGCGCTGGTCTTGTCGTTCTTCGGCGGCATTCAGGGTCTCCTATCTAGAGGTAAGCCACTCGTCCATCGTCTTTGTCGCCTTTGAGGCGTTACAAGGACGGCACATCAATTGGATATTGGCCGGGAAGTTCGAACCACCGCGCGAGAGCGGGACGATGTGCTCGATCTCAAAGGTCTTTCGGATATCCTTGCCGCACCCGGTGCAGAGCCCATTCTGCTCAACGAAGATGCGCTCGATATCGTCTTTCGTGAAGGATCCCTCGGCGCCTATAACGCGAGCGCGGCGATTTTCGGATGCGCGCTGGTAGTTTCGTTTGTAGCGTTCGGGGTTTCGTTTCGCCCATTCGGCGAGGTACTCGTTGAAATAGTCGGGGTTCCGTTTCTTCCATGCCAGGAACCACTGGCGAGCGCGTTCAGGATTCTTGTCGTGGTAGCGTTTTCGACGCTGCTTTGCACTTTCGGGATTTGCCAATTCCCATTTTTGCGTTGCCCGCTTGTGACTCTCACTTTGGCCGTGTAGCTTCGCGCAATCTACGCATCCGAACGATGTAACGAAGCGTTCGGCGATATGGCCGTGAGGACAAGGATTGCCGGTAAAGTAACGCTTGAGCCCTTGGGCGAGAGCTTCTTGACGGGTGACCTGTTTTCGGTTTACGACTTGCTCAACCATTGGCATCCCTTCCGATGCTGTGTGGTTAGAGCCCCCTGAGCGGTGACACGCTTTGGGGGCTCGACTCTGAGCGGACTATACCAAAGCGGCTCGATAGCCGCCTTAGTTAAATTCCATCATAAAATCCGATGGTTTGTGTGTAGACAACTTCCACAACACCCAAACGGCCGTAGTAGGTTGCCTTAAGGTAAAGCCCATCATATTGGATCGGCGTCCGCGAAAGCAGCGTCATCGGGAAACGAATCCGATCGTAATTCTTCCGGTAAACGACCATACGGTCGCCAGTCCCGAGAGTGCCGATCGTTCCGCCGGCCGCTGCGCCGATACACCACTTCGACGCGAGGATGTCCAAAGAGCCGCCCTGCTTGATCACGATATTGTTTTCAAGCAGGTAGGTCAGGATCGAGGTGTTGCCGGCAGACGACACGAGCTGGGTTGAAATATACCCATACTGCGCGGGCGGAATCAGAATGCGATCGGGCAAATCGTCCCATGCCGCATTCTGCCAGTTCGTTTGCAGCGCGGTGTTGACGTCGGCCAGGATCTCGTTCGGAGTCTTGGTCGTCCACTGGGTTCCACCAGCGAGGCCCTGCGCAACGTTCGTCGCCGTGACGCCCGATGCGTTGACGAGACCGGTATCACCGGTGGTGGTATCACCGATATAAACCTGTTCGTCGGTGTCCATCTGGTGCTTGAGCTGAAGCACCTTATATTTCTGCTCATCGATCGGGCGGCCGATGCGGGCCGAGCTTTCGAGTTCGAGCAGGTCGTACTTGATTTCCAGAGCCCAGGGCCGCAAGGGGTGCGGAGTCTTGTCGATATCGACGCCGACGCCGGAAATCTGGGTGGAGTTTTTGCCGACCCAGGCTTTGCCGGTTCCGATGCCGTTACCGTCGCCCGCGCCACCGGCCGACCCGAAGGCGGAGGTGGTGTAAGACGAAATTTCGTCCGCGATCGTCACGTCTTCGCGGAGCGGCATGTCCCGAAGGTACTTGATCGAGACCAGCGGCTCGTGGAGCGTGTAATCGAGGCGCTCCAATTCGCCGACGAGGAACGCGCCGGTCGAGTCATAAACTCGATCGCCGGTGAAGCTCTTATCGGGCCGGCGATAGCCCGGAAGCTTCGCGGTGAAGTCGAATTTCTTCCCCACCGCATTGGTACGCCCCTGCGAATCCAGGACGAAGCCAGTGGCCGCGTCCATGGTCATCAGACCGTCGCGCGTATAGCGACGTCCGAAGTTACGATTGATGAACATTCTGAGGTGTCTCCGGTATTACGGGTGGAAGATAATCTCGACGATGCCGGCGGAATCGGACGGCCCGTTGAAGGTGCAGGTGCCCGGCAGCGCGATCGTGTTGCTACCGGAAGACGCGGCCTCGACGAAGCCCTGGACGTGAAGTCCGCTCGTCGCTGCGATCCAGATATTGATGGTGCCGCCCTTTACCACGTTCGCCGCAGCGAAGTTGTTCAGGGTGGTCATTATATAGCCCGAGCGCATGACGTCGAGCTTGCCAATCGTGCCCGGCGCGCCATTACCGATCGACGCCGCACCGTAATTCGTTCCAGACGATTGCTGGAAGGGATACGGGCGAACGGCGAAGCCGTAGACGTCGGTGATCGCCGTGTCGCCGGCCTGAACGAGTCGGAACAAGTGCGAGGTGGCGTCGATAATGCCGGCCTGTCCGAACAGCGTGATCGGATTGGTAGGATCCATCGAGACCGGCTCGATCGCCACCGGATGCGTCCGATTGACGTCGCCCGAGAAACCGGCGGGCATGCGGAACTGGTAAGCCTGCCCAGTATCCTTGGTATAACGGCGGCCGAAGCGGCGAAGCTGCAGCTCGCTATCGCGAGTGATGATCGCCGGAGCCTGACGCCCGAGCAGGCGTCCAAACTGATCAAAAAGTTTCATCGGAGTGAGTTCCTTGCGTTGCGGTTAGCGGGTGGAAGTCCGCGCGGGGTAAAGTTCGGCTGCGCGACGGTTGAGATCCGCGATTGAACGAATCACACCATCGGGCTGGGTGCCGGCGTCTTGCTGCTGGCGGGATCCACCGGCATTATTGATGCGCTTCATCGCGGCGCCGGCCGCAAGGAAGGTTGAACGCACGCGCGAGCAGTCCATCGCCTTGAAGTCGATGGTGGTCTTGCCGCCCATAACGTCGCTGATCACACCTCGGCTCGCCGGAACGTTCCAGGCAAGGTCGAGCGCGGTCTTGCGGTGCTGGCACATGGCCTTGAAAGTTGCGGCTGGCTTCGCCTTGGCGTCGAAGGTCGGATGGCTCAGGCCGGGGGCCAGAATCTCGGCGACGGCGATGGTCGTCTGGAACGAAGCGGCCAGGGGGGCAGAGTCTTTCGCGCCCTTGTCCATGCCTTCCTCTTCCATCTCTTCCTCGGAGGCGTCCTTGGACTCTTTTTCCTCCTTCTTTTCCTCTTCGCCCTCGGCGTCTTTGGCTTCCTTTTCGGTTTTTTCTTTTTCCTCGGCGTCCTTCGCGGCCTTGTCCTTCATATCTTTGAAGTACCCGGCGACGTCTTTCATCATGTCTTCGAGCGCACCGACGCGCTGGCCCATCGCGGTCATTGGATCGGCGGGCTCTTCGTCGGCGCCCATCGCAGGGCTATGGTTGTGGATATGGACGGCCAGCGGCTCTACGCCGGTCGCGCCTTCCTCGGCTTCGGCGTCGAGCGCGGCCTTGAATGCGGCCTCGTCCTTCACACCGATGAGGTTCATCAGTTTCTGCTTGTAGGTCATCTTCATAACGGGAATCTCCTGAATTTGCTGGTCGCCTATGGCACAGCGCGGGCCGCAGCGACCTTCCTCGACGAGCGCGACATGGTTTCCGATAATGTTCGTCTGCTTGACTTTCCCTGGTTCAAATTCCTCGTACTCAGGGTTATATCCGCAGGAGAGTTCGACCTTTCCTGCATCGATGAGCATAATCAGGCCCTGGTCCTGCACGACCAAATCGGCCAGCAGCAGATCCCCCTGATCCCCTTTGCCCTGGCGCGGATTTAGAACCGTACCAAGCGACAAGAGGCGCCAGTTAAAGGTGTTGACCATCTCCGAGGGATGGTCGTTCGTAATCGGCTTGCCGTTCCACGATGCAACCGAGACTGGGTCGAATACGTCCTCGGGCTTCCGGTGAACGTGGACCATGCCATCGGCTTCGGGCTCGACGTCCGCAGGCAGATCCAACTCTTTTGGATCGTAGGCTTGCGTCCCGGTGCGTGCGATCGGGGTTCCCTCGATTACGAGGAAGCCCTCGGGCGTCTTGCGGCGTTTGCCGCTAATTTTTTCCGGTGTGAAAAACTTCATCGGGTTATGCCACAAAGACGATCGGCTTCGGCCGAGAGATTTTGATGTAACGCGAATTTACAAAACGTGACCGCGTACTTATGGCCGGCATTCCGAAGATTCCGATCAAACGGAAAACGATGGCCCCAAATAAACAGCTTCGCGTAAACATCAAACGGGCTGTGATAATGACCATCGGTGAGCGTGGCACCAATCTCGATCTCGCTGGTCAGGTTCACTCCTGAGTAAACGATCGCGAGCACCGTACAGGCGGCCCAGAGCCAGCGCCGTAGCGAAGAGCGTGACCGGCTCGTGGAGGGGGAAACTGACGAGCCCTTCGGCAAGGACAGCGACGAGAACAAGTCGCTCTGCGAGTAGCTTGCCTCGGAAGGCAACCACGATGAAGGCGACAAAAGTGATCGAACCGATACCAAGGTCAAAGACGGCCTCCATCAAATCATTATGGGCGTGATCCCACGGAAGCACGCTGCCGTAACTGGCGAAACCCCACCCGAACGGCTTTAGGTTCGCCAGCGTCCATGCCCAGAAGTCGAAGCGGTTCGTTACCGAGGCCGAGCGCCACGCGTCCTGTGAGTCGAGCCAAATAAGGGCGCCAGCCGCGAGAACCAGGGGGGTGGCTATCATGAGCCATTGCCGGAAAGGCCGGCCGTGCATAGCGTAAAAGAAGACCACGGCGCCTAGTGCAAGTAAGGCCCCGCGCGAGCCTGAGCAAGCGAGCATGATGAAGCAACTCAGCATCGCTAGACATTCGAGATGGTTTTTATTCTTGACGCTCAGGATACCAGCCAATGCGACTACGAGAGCCTCGGCGAAATTATCTCGGTTCAAGAAGAGGCCGGCAATACCACCGAGCGGCGCTGCTATACGGGATCCGAATAGCTGCATCACTACGAACGGCACCGAGGTTACGAACCCCAGTGCCAGCCCGAGCCATACCCGGCGAAGATCCTGGGCTTCGGATGCGATCTGGAAGATCAAAGCAAGTGCTGCGAATTGAACGAGGGCGCCGATGCCTTGAAGCGGATCGAAGGCCCAGAGCAGCGACGTCGCGGCATAGATAAGGAACGTGAGCCCGAGAAGGTGCCCGACCGTCCATCGGATTGGAACGGTCGAGCGAAGTGCCATCAACACAGGCGCGGCAATTAAGATCGCCCACCACCTCGGCGCTACACTTGCAGAGACGAGCCCTGGTATGTAGATCGCCGAGGTTATGAAGGCGAGGATCGGCATTTTTAGATCAACAGGTCGCAGCCGACGACGCCGGTATGCGCCGGGCTAAACGATGCGCCGGTCGAGGTGATCTGTTGGATGCGGAAGAACCGTGGCACGTGAAGGCTGACGCCGGTCATTCCGGTCGGGAGCCCGGAGACCGCGATGCCGGGATAAACCTGAAGCACGGTCGGTACATTGAGCGCAGTGCCCGTACCCGTCGCCGAAGTAAACGAAACACCCGATGTCGCAATCGTAAAGTACGTCTGCGATGCAGTGTCGTATTCCTGGACGTTGATCGAAACCGAGGGCGAACCGGAATCGGCGGTCTGGGTAATCGAGCAGATGACGCCCTTATAGGCAAGGGCGTTGATCAGGTTCGAATTGACGGTGCCGGGCGTTGCGGACTGATTGACAATCAGGATCTGCTTCGTCGGCGTACTGGCAGTCGGCGCCGGCACCGGCGTATTGTAAGGCGGAGGCGGGATCGAGGGAACCTGGGCCTGCGCGAAGGGGAGCACTCCGATCGACAGGACTGCGGCCATAATGGTCGCGGCGAAAAGGCTGTAACGGCGAAAACGCATGGTGATCTCCTTCAGTCGAAATGATCGGGCAGGACTACTTCAGCCCAGCACCTGCAGTTTTTGGATACCAATCGCTGGTCTGTCGTTGTATAGTATCCGCGACCAGTAGAAAGGGTGAACACATGGCCGGCAAAACGATGGCGTCCAAGCGACTCCACACGGAGACGTCGAAAGTAATCGCTGCCTATACAGGGGGGGAAAGCGAACTCTCCCTCTCCAAACGCTACGGCGTGAACCGATGGACGATCACGCGCCTGCTCGAAAAAGCTGGTATTGAAAGGCGTGGTCGAAGTGCCGGCATGTTCGCGCGCATGGCGCAAGCCAACATCGAAACTCGGCGCAGCCTCATAGCGAAGGCCCGCGCGACTCGCATCGCCAATATGGCTGCTGCCGCCGAAGAAGATCGGCCTCGCTACGATATCGGATTCGGCGAAGTCGAAATTGCCCAGGCTATGGCCGCGCGAGGTTTTGAAATCGTCAAGCAACGAATAGTCGGACCATATATCATCGACCTGACCATCAATGGCGTCGCCATAGAAGTTCGTCTCGGCGCTCGATCGCTTAAAGTGGCGTTTGCCAGCGAGCGCGATAAAAAGCTCATCGAAGCTTACGGTGAGCGGCTGGTCAGTATTCATTTCAGCCGGGCGATCCCCCTGACTGATTGTTTGGATCAAGTAGTCGCCCTCCTGGAGAGCGCCTGCCGCAACCCACCCCCGGTCGGTGAGCATTGGATGATTAAGTGTTACCGTCAGCGGCTTCGCTGCCCCGGCCATTACTACGCTAACCAGATCACCCTGGTAAAAGGCACGCCACAAGCGGTGAGCGTCGCGCGTTAGCTGGATAACGGTGTCGCCGGTGAAGCAGTTATAAATCTGGCCGGCGTGCGTCGTCGTACCATCGGAAAGCGTGGGAACCTCGTCCCATTTTACATACTTCCCATTCATTTCACGATGCGATGGCCTTGTATCGCTGTCAGTCTGCGAACGCCAAATGTAGCCGAGACTGCCTATGTGCTCTGCGCGGGCCTGAACCAGCCCCGACGACGTCCGCGCCACTTCAGTCCGCGCGATTAAGTCAGCCCTGGATTTAGACACGTGCCCCGAGCGATAGATCTCTTTGCTGATCTCCTTCGCGCGGGTGGAATTCGATATGTTCTCAAGCGTCAGCTTGTGGACGCGCTTGGCGGCATCGGTTGGCAGCGACGTGATGTAGTGCACGCTCTCCGCCATAAACTTCCGCAGCATCTCGCCGGTCGGTGCGGTCTGAATCTCTTGGCGCAACGAAGCGCCCATCTCTTTGCCGAGCTGCGCCCATACGCTCTCGTCCCGGCGCGCTACCTCAAGTACCATGCGGCGGGCGACAGTGCCCGCCCATGGCCGTATCAAGTCGGAATAGGATCGCAGCGCGATGCTAATCTGGCTCAGGAACGCTGGATCGTCTTGATCGAAACCGTTAATGATGGTTCCGATATGCGTAGAGACTTTGCGAAGCTGCCGCGCGTACTGAACCTCGACCCGACGCGAATAGGCGAAATTCTTCCGCTGCTGGGGAGTGTCGCGGTGCTTATCCTGAATATGGCCAAGCATCACTCCTCCGTTTTTTCTTTGGCCTCACCTTCGGCGGGCTCTTCGCCCGGTTCCTCGCCACCAGCGCCCCCCTGCATCTCGGAAGGGTCTGGCGGATCCTGATCGGCCGAGTCGATATCCTCATCCGTAATGTTTGTCCAAAGACCGGTCTCCTTCGAAGTCGACCGCAGCTCTTTAAGCGCGATCGCAGCCGAAATGATTCCCTCTTGATAGACCGACGTAACCGAGCGCGTGGTCGCTTCCGCGATCTCCGACTTCTCCTTGGCCGACGCCTGCCATAGCGGCCGGAAGTCGTATGAGAAACCAGGGGGGAGGGTGATTCCCTCCGAGCGCGCGGCGACCTGGATCGTGGTGTTCATCGGGAGCCGGAATTCAAGCTCCTGGCAATTCGAAACATTGTCATAGTAGTTCCGCATGTCGGATTCGCCGGTGGCATTTAGCCCCGCCGGGCTCTGCCCGAACAGACGAGTCAATGGGATTCCTGTGGCGCCCGATAGCTGCTGCGCGAATTGGATCAGCACGTCGGAGAGGCCGGCGAACGAGTATGCGACGGTCTCAAATTCGTCCTTCATATCGATGAGGTTGACGCCCTCATTCGACTGGAACATACGCATCGTGTTGACTTGCTTGATCAGGCCGGCATAGGCGTCGCCACCCGCCGCGATAATGTCCCGCAAGCCGTCGATCTTGTACGTCCGCAAATACGCCTTATAGACGAGCTGCGCGGCGCCCTGCGTCGACGAGTCGAACGCAACGAGCCGATCGTAGAGGGGCTCGAATACCGAGCAGCCCCAGAGGTTCAGATTGAGCGCCTGCCAGTAAGGCTGCTTGACGCCCAGCAGCCGGAAGCACCGGCTGTGGTGGATGCGCTGCTGCCGAATCCCCGGCGCCTGCGCGACCACGTCGTAGAATTTCGGGTTGCCCAGCTCCGGACCAAGCTCGGTCACCAGATCGTTTAGGCTCGGGTTGACCATCCAGCGGTCGAACACCGCCAAGCCCTTAAACGCTCCGCGCCCCACGGTATCCACGTTGAGCGGCGTCGCCATATCCTGGCCGTCGACGAGGATCACGGCGATCGCCCCACCGTACAGGCGCGACATCTTTTTGGCTTCGTTGAGCTTCGGCCAGACGCCGGTCATTTGTATGGCGGTCTGGATCTTCTCGATGGCGTCGGGCTTCAGGGTGGAGTGTAGCTCGATGCCTTCGCGCGTCATATCCTCGGCGGCGCAGTCGACTGACTTCTGGGCGATCCACGATCCCCGGTACATCCATTCGAGCAGCGAGCGCTCGTTTGTGATCGGGTTGAAGCCGTAGGTCGAACCGGACGATTGATTGTTCGTTCCGATGCCGACGTTCGATATGAAGTTCTGAAACGAGTCCTTCGTGACGGGGCTCGCCTTCGCCCGCGCGTCCAGCACCTTCTTTTCCTGCGCCTTCGACGCACGCGCTATGCCGGCGACCGATACCTTCTTGCGGGCCATTAGCAGTGGCCTGCGACGGGGGCCTGCCCGAGGATGTCGAGCGCCTTCATGATGCGGTTGTAAATCTCGATAGGCGGCAGCACATATTGCGTATCCTGATTAAAGTGGAGCAGCTCCTCGGTCGTATAAAACATGAGCCCAGGCTCTGCTGAGAAGGAGACGCAAATTAGCCTATCGGTGGGGCCTCGCGTAGCGAAGACGTTGTTTGGGCCGATCATACATCCCGTCGTGCGCTCGCATCAATGTGCTTGGCGTACCAGGGCCACACGTAATTGACGCCGAACGCAACCTCCTGCGCCGTAACCTTTGGGTGCTTGACCGTGATGTTGACGATCGTCTGCTGCACGCCGGCAAGGTCGAGATCGCGGCGCACCAGTTCGATGCGCCCCTGCTTTACGAGAGGCAGGGGGAGCAATTCGGGAAACTCGGAGAGGCCGTTGTTGAGCGCCTTCGTCCGGTGGTTCTGAACGATGTAGGTCACCTCACCGAGGAGGTGCAGCGTGATCCGCTTTCCATAGGCGTGCTTTAGGACCAGCCGAGCCAGCACTTCGGCCGCCGCGTGCATTCGACGCTCGGTTTCGGTTCCCTGCATCTGACTCGTATCCATTACGGCGCCCTTCCAAGCTTGGCCCAGACTTCAAGATTCGTGCGGTGCTTACGATGCAATGCAGCCAAAGCTAGGCTGCACACCGTATCGTCGTGCATGCCCTCGGGAGCCGAGTAGCGCACGCCGCGTTTCGTGTATTCGTATTCGAACTGCTCCAGCTCAAGGCGTACCACATCGTTTGCGTAGAATACCTTGCGGCTTTGGATGTCGACCGCGAGGTTCTCCATCAGCTTCTGCTTCGATTGCTGCGAGAAGTGATAACCCTCGATGTTCGTGCCGACCTTCTTTTGCAGCATCTCAACGATCGGATCGCCCACGCCGGTGGAGTCGATTAGCGTCGGGATATAGCCTACGATCGAGTGGATCTCTTTGATCGTATCTTCCCAGGGCTTCTGGAAGCGACGGAACAGGCAGGTGCGGCCGTCCTCGTCGAGCCCGGTAATTACGGTCCAGTCAACGCTCTTAGCCAGATCGATACCGATGCTGATAGGCTTCTTCGTCGACAGCGGCGCCAAGCACGACTTGATGTATTGCAGGCCGAATGGGTTTCCACCATCGTCGCTGGGCTCGGCAAGGTATAGCTCCTTGAAAACCTGCTCAGGCAGTATCCGCTTGGCGTCTGCGATTTCCGAGGCCGACAAGATGCCTGCGGCAACGGCGTCGGCGGCAATGATCTTGTAGTAAGCCATCCCGGCTTCGCCGGCTTCGGCGCGACGCGCCAGCTTATAGAACCACCCGACTCTTCCCTTGACGTTCCCGATGATACGCATCGGGCCTTTCGTCGCGGTTAGCGTCGATCGTACCGCGTGGAAGCCTTCTTCCTTGGCGCGGCTGGCCTCGTCGACGACTGCTGAGTAAACGTCCTCGCCGTATAGCGAGTCGGGATTCTCGGATCCCTTAAACCAAATGATGCTATCATTCGGCATCGTCAGCGTGAGCTTCGACGCGTTCGAAGATAGCAGCATCCCCTTAAAATTCTTTTTGATGCGCGTAAAGGCAATCGCAGCCTGCGGGTAGATAGGAGCTACCCACCAATGATTCACGCCAGGCGGCCCGGTGATTGCGTTCTCAACGATCCAGACGCTGCAGCCGTCCGTCTTTCCGGTCTTGGTCGATGCCTCGATCATTGAGTAACGCGCCGGCCCACCGAAAGCATCCTTCGGTTCGAAGATCGCGACGCGCTGCTTTTCGTAAAGCCACGGCCTCTTAAACGTGATGCGGCGAGTAACCCGCTCGGTAACGACCGGCATGCGTCATACAACTTCGCCCGGAGCAGGGTCGAAGAATTCCTCATCAAGCGAAAGCAACACAACGGTCATTGGACTGCAGCCTCCTCGGCCGTCTCGTTCTCGATCACCGTACTACCACGCAACTGCGCCTGCCTAATATGCTCAGGCGGCTCGGAGCCGATCTCCACGGTGACGATAATCTCCTCGTCGACCGGCGGCTTGTCCACGGTGATCGAAGCTAGGCGCGGGTGGCAATACGGAGCGGCGTCGACCGCGCAGCTCTGCGATTGCTCGCGGGCATAAAACATCTTGCTCATCAGCTTATTAAGCAGGGCGACTTCGCCGCTCAGGTCTTCGAGCTTATTAAGATCCATATCCAGAAGCCGAGCCATCATCTTCTCGGTGTCGCGCGTGAGCTTTTCGCTCTGGCGCTTCCAATAGATCATATTATTGACCATCGTATCGAGCGGCGTGTCGCCGTCCCGATTGATGCGATTGGCTACCTCACGTGTTAGGCGCGTCGCCTTTCCGGCGGCGTGCGTTCGCTTGCGCGTTCCCGCAACTCCGCGTGCCATAGTTTTCGCATCTAAGCCATTGAAACGGCGGAAATGGGCAGATCAACGACGGTCGGGCGCCCAAACATGCGCAAAAGAACGCGCACTCGATCGTTTCCTGATGCCTCACATCGTCCCAGCCAGCCGGCCAAAGGCCCGGCTTCGATGGACAATTTTGTCCCGATTTTGATTAAATGTTGTCCCTCGACTTCGCTAAGCGGGCCACCCGCTCCGCGTGAGACCAGCTCGTCGGCTACCGCGTAAGGCAGGGGGAAGGGGTCGCCATCGGAGTCGCAAAGGATGCGCTTTACCCCCAGCGTCCCGTTGATCGAGCCCCAGGAATCGCGGGCCGTATCGATCTGAATAAACAGGTAGCGCGCGAACAGCGGCTGCTCGAAGTCCACCGGCCGGCCGCGCACGATGCGGCGACGCAGTACCGTCAGAAACAGCACATCGAAAGCCTGACGCCGAAGATGCTCGACGGCCAAGCGCTCGCAGGACGGCTTCGTTTCGACGACATACCATCGCGCCACGACGTTCTCCGGGTTTAGGGTTTTGGAGTGCTACCGCACTCGGGGAGAATCCCGAGTTCCGACGACGAAAAGCCCCGCGACCCCTTCAGGTGCGGTTGAGATAGCCTTTCGACTGCTCGGAGATGAGCGTCTGGGTCGATGCGATAATGAGATAAGCACTAAGATGCAACGATTGTCCCCAAATGCTCGTGCGGCGGCTCTAATATGCTCTGCCGACCCTTATATCAGATATCCGCCCCGCTAGTCCAGGGGGTTGAGCAAAGTATTTATTCCATCACCCCCAGAATCTGGCCCGTCTCTTGCACTCGCGCATGCACACGCACCTATGCGCGCGACCCACACAATTCTTTTCGATTGTTTTGTTTTCTTTGTGTATGTTGCTACAACGAAAGCAAAACAATCGAAAAGAATTATCCTCATGCGTACAGGCGCACCCGCGCGCGATTCTATATAGGAAACCTAAACAGGAGTTAATAATGGGACGCCACCCGGATCTTACCCCCCCTGACCTAGACTTCGTCGACTACACCCTCACGATTCAGGGCTCCATTTACGTGGAGGGCTTTAACGATGAAAAGAAGCGCGATATCGACACCGCGCGCCAACTTCTCATGCCCTACGGTATCGTGTTCGCCCGAACCAAGCCTAATGGCACTCAGAAAAATTATACCCATATCCGCATTCCGAGCTGGTGGATGCTTAGTTACGTTAAAGCCACCCCTGGAATGACCGTCGAGGAATTCGCCAAGCGAATCTATTGGCATCAAGAGCCTGACGCGAAGCCCTGGGAAGGTGTGTTCAAACTAAAAACCATCGCCAAGGCGCGGACGGCCGTAAACCGGCTCCGAACGGCTGGGGATGTAAAGATCATTTATAACGAACAGGGGGAAGCTCGCATTTACCCTGGCACCTGGACCGACGCCGATTTTGTATAGTCCAGTGATCTAAATAGGTCGAGCCCGGCGCCCTCGACCTATAATTCGCACAATGATGTAACGTGTAGGGTTTACTCCCGAGTCTGCTTTCATTACAGTCCCTCCCCTAGAGCGGGGAGAGCAGCCGGCCTTGACGTACATTCCCAAGACAATTCCGTGGAAACATCAGGCCGACGCTTTTGAGCGCTCGCGCGATCAGCGCCTAGCCGCCTTGTTTTTCGAAATGCGCACCGGCAAGACCAAGGTCGTCATCGACACGGCCGGCTATCAATACACCCGATTCATAGAGGCCGGGGGCTGGGGGGCTCGCCCGCGACCACTAGTAGGCTTAGACGCCTTACTAGTGGTCGCGATGCCCTCTGGCGTACCCGCGAACTGGGCCGAGGAAATCGAAACCCACCTCCCCGACAATATCCCGCGCCAGACCCTCGTATGGAAGGCCACGCAGGCTAACACAAAACGCTTTCTAGCCCGATTCACCGACCTATGCGCGTTCCAGGGCCTCGCCTGCCTTCTCGCCAACGGTGAGGCAACGACGACCCCTGCCTTTAAGGCTCTAGCGTATAAATTCCTGAGGCGTCGTCGCGCCCTCGTAGTCGCGGACGAGACGACGCTCCTTATGGCGAAGCCTGGGAACAAACGGGCAATCACCTTACTAGCGGTCTCTCGCCAACAGGGGGCCGTCATGCGTCGCATTTTAGACGGCACCCCTGTCGGCGACGGTGGCCCCTTCGATTACTACACCCAGTTCAAGTTCCTCTCCCCAAAGATTCTAGGTTTCGATCGCTTCGAAACCTTTAAGACCTACCACGGCGAATTCGAGCCGGGCTTTAACCACAATACCAATACTGAATACAAAACACTCATCGGATACCGCAACGTGCCCGAGCTGCAGGAGAAGATCGCGCCGTATGTCTACCGGGTTCGGCGGCAGGATTGCTTCGACCTTCCTCCGAAGATTTACCAAAAGATCCGATTCCCTTTATCCGATGCGCAACGCGAGGTCTATGACGATCTCAAGACCAAATACCAAGCTGAAATCGACGGAGTCGGAAAGGTTAGCGCCCCCATGGTGCTAACCCGACTCCTTCGACTCCAGCAAATCGCATCCAACTTCTGGCCCGAGACCAAGCACCTCACCCCCTGCTCCATATGCCAGGGGGGTGGCTGCGAGGATTGCGACGGCCTCGGCGACTACGTAGAAACGCGCGCTGCCAAGCCGATCGCCCAAAAGGATCCACGCTACGAAACCCTGCGCGACACCCTGAAGAAGGGCGAGCCTACTCTCGTCTGGGCGCGGTTCACTCGGGACGTCGACGTCATCTTAACACTAGGAGCCGAGCTTGGCCTTTCTCCCGTTAGATACGATGGTAAAGCTTCTGCTGACGACAAGATTGCTGCAAAACACGCCTTCACGAAAGGCGAAGCAGGACTCCTGGTGGGCAATGAAAGATCGGGTGGCCGGGGCCTCAAGCTCCCCGCTAAGACTATTATCTATTACACCAATCAGTTTTCGCTCCTCACCCGATTACAGTCTGAAGACCGGGCCGAGTTTGAGGGAATGGCTGGATCAACGGGAGTGCTTGATTTCATCGCTGAGGACACCATCGACGAACAAATCGTCGAATCCCACCGCCGAAAGATGAAAGTCGTCGACTACATCATGAACGAAAGCTCGGGGCGCTTCCTATGAAGCAATACAAACCATCGATACATTACAATCCAGATAGATGGCGTACTTACGCCCACCACGGCGACGAGACGAGCTTTAACGATCTCGCATACAGGCGCGCGTGCAACCGGCGCAACTATCTGGTGTTGACGGGTAGGATGGGTGGCCTGACTCTTCGCTACCTAGCTGGGTGGCTTGGCATCACCGTTGCATACGCCCGGCTAATGGAATTTCGCGCCGTTCGACGCGATCGGTGGTTGAGGGAGCGCTGGCCGTGGCGCCGCCCGGAACGCGAAATCCAGATGTGCCAGGAATTGACTCCGCACCTCCGCGATCAATGGATCGAGACCGACTGGACCGAAGCATGCTAGGCCACCGCGTCGAGATTCAGCTCGCGAACCCCATCGAGACGGTACACGGTATGTTACAAAAGCAAACGCCCGAAGGCGTAACCGTATATGTAGCCCCTACCGTCGCCAGCGCACGCAACGTCTTTTATCCTTTTCACCGCATCCTATCCATAGCCGACAAGGGCGACGTATACCGATGAACCCCGACGCCACCATCATTAAAGACTTCCCACGTGGCGCGGTGCTTGTTTGGCACCACAACGATTTGCGGCTACCTGGGCAATTGATGCGCGACCTTGACCGCCGCGATATCGAGCTGGTGGGACCGCGCGACCTGGATCATATCGCCCGGCTCGCCGGCATCCATTGGCCGTCGATTAGGTTGCACCCCGATACGAAACTAGATAAGCGGCAGCTTGAAACGCTCATCCATCTTCGTGCGAATTGGACTAAACCATGAAGCCGAAGCTCGCCGACTACGACCTTCGCCAAATGCCCGCGTCCTTCTCGGGCCTGCGCGTCGAGACCGGCCCCGTCCAATTCGGGGAGGACCACCCCGGAGTCTTCCTCCGGGGCGACGCCGCCTTCGCGTATGCCCAGGCACTCTCGCAGATCCTTACCACCCATCAGAACCCCGACGCCATTGCCGGCCCCGTTTGTATCGGCCTCGTTAAGCTCCTTCAGAGCGCGAGGGTCGGCTAGTGCGCTCCTGGCTCGCCTTCGTATGGTCGACCGTCCTTTTCTTAGTAACCGGGAAGGAGCCGGAATGACGATCGAACTGAGCCCGTCCCTAACCAAAACGAAGTGCGGGACCACTGTTATAAAGGCACCGACCTATGCCGAAATTCTACAGCATTTCAGGGAGTTCGGGGCATCGATATACTCGAAAAAGGAAAATGCTGAGAACGAGCAGATCTACGTGATATTTGCGCAAGCTATATTCGACGCGAATAAAACGCTCTCTTCGCACTCCCGGTCACGACGGCTGAATCTCAGGTGACCTAGCGATGGCGATCGTCTATCACGTCCAAAAGCTCGACGGCTATACGGACGGTCGTCCGTCCTGGCGAAAATATGGCGCCGCGTGGACGAGGGACGCCGCAGCTATAAAAATGGATTCCTTTAGGAAGCAGCATCCGCACCTGACATTTCGTATTCGCAAAATAAGGCGCCGGGGGAGATCATGATCGGGGTTCGCATTCGACATTGGAAGCGCGTCGACGACATAAACCACCACGAAGTGCTCGACACTCCGGCCGATCCGATTATCAACGCCGAGGCCGCGAAGCGCCACGAAGTCGAGTATCATACCGTCGATTATCCCGGCAAGAAGCGTGGCTCCATCGAGCTTAAATTCCCGTCGCTTTTTATGGCGGAAATAGTTGCCCGCGCCCTGATACTTGCTTACAGTCAGGGCCGGCGAGACAAGGTTTCTGAATTCCGTCGAGCACTAGAATTCGATCCATCATAGGTGGGGGCACCATGAGACGCGTTATAATCGAGTCTCCTTTTGCGGGTAAAACGCAAAAGGAAATCGACCGAAATACAGATTATGCTCGCGCGTGCATGCTGCACTCGCTAGGGCTGGGTGAGGCGCCTTTTTTATCGCACCTTTTATACACAAGAGTTCTCGACGACAACGTTGAGAAGGAAAGAAAACTCGGAATCCTCGCAGGATTTGCATGGGCGCAAGTTGCCCACGCTACAGTAGTTTACGTCAATCTCGGTATTACCATCGGAATGATGCGTGGTGCCGAAGCCGCTTCAATGGCAGGCCGCACCGTCGAATTTCGTTACCTCGCGCTCGACTGGGAGAAAACAGTATGAGCGCACATCGTGTTTTCGTCGTAAACGAGCCGATGCGGTACAATCCGAACGACGGCCACCGCTCCATCGATTTAAGCCCCGCCTATGAATTCGGCGATCTCGTATTCCTATCGCCGCCCGGCAATCCCCCCCTGGATCCTGATTACATCACCCAGCGGATGCGGGAGTTGCTCGTCGACTTCACTTCAAACGATTTCCTTTTGCCTATAGGCCACCCCGTACTTATCGGGTGGGCTACAGCCCTGGCCGCGCAGCGGGCAGGGGGGCGTATCAAGATGCTGCACTGGCTTCGGCAGTATCTGCGATATACCGTTATCGAGGCCATCTTATGGATACCAGAGCAGGAGAGCAGAGATGAACCAGTTACGCAATGCTAAAACACCTGAAGAGGCTTTAGACATCGAAGCCGCGCCGGAGGCGGGCGCCTCCGATGTCCAGCGTGCCAAGGATATGGCCGACAAGGCCATAGCTATCGAGGCCGAGATAGCCGCGCTCGAAGAACAGATCAAAGGCAAGCGCGCGGCGTTGTCAGCGATCGTCGAGGGCTCGCTCGTCGAACTGATGAAGAGTGCGAACCTCAACGACTTCACCCTTGACGACAAAACGAAGGTGAAGCTCAACCGCATCATTCGGGCCTCGGTTCCAAAGAACGACGAGACCGGGCAGGCCGACCAAACCAGGTATCAGGCCGGCCTCGACTACATTATCTCGCTCGGCCAAGACGGAATGATCAAGCGCACATTCACCATTTTCTTCGGCAGGGCCGATGTCGCCTGGGCTAAGAAGTTCCAGCGCGATATGGCGCAGCGCAAGAAGCCGCTCGACTATGAGATGGCCGAGTGGGTCGAGCCCGGCACGCTGTCGAAGTTCGTACGCGACACCATCCTGGCCGGCGGCGAAATCGATAAGACCAAGCTGTCGATCCTCGATAAGACAGTGGTCGAGATCAAGCCGCCACGCGCGAAGAAGGCCGACTCAATCGAATAACGGAATCGTTGATCGCTGGCGCAACGCTAAATAATGCCAGCACCACATATGAAGGAAAAGCACTATGAATAACCCGAACAAAAAGCACGATGACAAGCAGACCGAAACGAAGGAAGAAACCCATATCGAACCGCCGGCTCCCGAAGCAGCCAGCGCTCCCCCTGCCACCGTCGAAGAGTCGGCGACAGGGACAGCGCTCGCCGCCTACGATTTCGGCGACGACGCCGGATCGGGAATGGAGAACGTCACGCGGGACGAATACAAGATCCCGTTCATTCGCGTGCTCCAGCAGATGTCGCCGCAATGCGCACCGCCGATCAACGGCGGCGTCGAGGGCGCCAAGCCCGGCATGTTCTTTAACACCGCTACCGGCGAGATTCACGACGCGCTGATCGTGGTGCCGACCAGCCGCGATCATAACTTCGTGAAGTATAACCGGCGCAAGGAAGACGGCGGAAACAACGAGGGCTTTATTCAGATCTACGCGCCCGACGATCCGATCATTCTTATGCTCCGCGAGAAGCAGGGCAAGTTCGGGAAGCTGCTGCCGGGCGACACGCCGCCGACCGAAATCGCCGAGACTATGTATCTCTATAGCCTCGTCGCTCCCGCGACCAAGGAAGGCAAGGCCCTCGGAACCTTCTTCCGGTGCATCCTGGCGTTCACGTCGACGCAGATCCCGAAATACCAGACTTTCGTGTCGCGCTATATGGGCATCCAGTATGAGGTTCGGCCGAACGAGTTTGTTCGGCCACCGCTCTGGGCGCACAAATGGTTCTTCACCACGGTCTACGAGACCAAGAAGAAGGGCTCGATCTACGGCTACCGCATCACCCTGTTCGGCCGTAACGAGGACAATACGGAATCGAAGGAGAAGTCGCTGATCAAGCGTACCGATCCGCTCTACCTCGACGGCAAAGCCTTTTACGAGTCGATCAAGAAGGGCGACGTCAAGGCCGACTACTCGCAGGCCGGCGCCGGGCAGGACGAACCGGGCGCGTCGGAGCCGAACAACGGCTCGGGCGCGGCCAATCCTGACGACGACGTGCCGTTCTAGCCCGTAATAAGTAAGGCCGCCACAGCCCTAAAAACGGGGCTGTGGCGAACGCTTTAAGGGTAGGGACGGGCCAGTGGTAGAGCCAAGCGCAGACGCACAACGATTGCACCAGCTATTCGCCGGGCTTGAGCGCGCGCACGGCTACTATTCGGTCGACGGCAAGCCTAACGAAAAGGGAAAGATCGAGGGCACCCGTTATACGGTTAAAGAGCCCGTTACCGATGAGAAGTGGCAGCGCCACCTCGACGGAATCTATAACACCTTTCCCTACGGCCTGGGCATCGTTCCGGTGCGGGACGACGGCACCGTTATGTTCGGTGCGATCGATATCGACGTCTATAAGGGGCTCGACCTTAAAAAGCTGGCGCAGCGGAGCAAGGAATTCGGCCTCCCGCTAATCGTATGCCGTACGAAATCAGGGGGGGCGCATCTCTACCTGTTCCTGAGCGAGCCGGCTCCGGCCGCCCTGGTGCGCGCCAAGCTGGCGGCATGGGCGGAGGCACTCGACCACAAGGGCGTCGAAATCTTCCCTAAGCAGGACTCGCCCGGCGACTCCGAGGACAAGCGCTACGGCAACTGGATCAACATACCCTATCAGGCGGGCGAGAAGACCACCCGCTTCGCCGTAAAGGACGGAAAGCGATTAACCCTCGCCGACTTCTTCGACTACGTCGACGCGATGAAGGTAAGCCCCGAGGAACTGGAGGGCATCGACCCCATAATTCAAGGCGAGGACGACGATCTCTTTTGGGGCGCACCCCCCTGCCTCAAGGCGCTGGTCGCGCGTGGCCCCATAGTGGACTTCCGCAATAATTTTATGTTTAGCATCGCCGTTTACCTCAAACGGCGATACGGCCCGGATGCCGTCGTCGAAAAGGCCCGACTCTACAATTCGCTCTTTTGCTCTCCTCCTCTGGATGGAACGGAACTTGATCAGCTCGCACTGTCGGCTACGAAAAAGAGTTATTCGTACAAGTGCAAAGACAATCCGATCCTCCCCGTTTGCGATAAGAAGGTCTGCTGCACTGTTGAGTTTGGCGTCGGCGGCGAACGCGGCGCCGACTCAACCGAATTGCAATTCGGTAAACTCCAGAAGCTGCTAACCGACCCCCCGCTCTACATATGGGAGATCAACGAGGCGCGGGTGGAGCTATCGGCATCTGATCTCTTGACGCAGCGCGCGTTTCAGGTTCGCGCGTTTGAGGCCACCGATAAGATCATGCCGCCGCTCAAGCCGAAGGTGTGGCGCGAGTATTTGGAGGCCGCCGTTTCCGCAATGACGACCATAGAAGTCCCGGACGACGCCACGCGATCAGGCTTGGTCTGGGTACATTTGCATCAGTGGTGCACTTCCCGAGTAACTGCTCGTTCTAAGGATGAGCTTTTACTTGGTAAGCCCTGGACTGAAGAAGGTCGAACCTTCTTCAGTCCACTGGGTTTTTTATCGCATCTTTCGTCGCATAAGGTTGCCTGCGGCGAGCGTGATCTATATCGTTTCCTCCTAGAGCGCGGGGTTCAAAGCCATACCGAGACGATCAAGGGAAAGAGGATCAGCTTCTGGTCAATCCCCGAATTTACGCTCCAGGTCGAGCCATTTGAGGTTCCCCGAGTTGAACCCGAGGGACAAATGTGATGGATGATTTCGGACCACCTCCAGAGTTAATATGGATCGACGTTGAGGATCTCTTTATCGATCCGCGATTCCAGCGTTCGATTGCGGAAGCGCGAGGAGAGCGGCTCGTCGCTCGCATCGCGGCAAACTTTCGCTGGAGCGTATTCGGGGCGATCCTCGTCACCCGCCTGGAAGATGGTCGCTATTCGGTAATCGACGGCCAGCACCGCATCGCTGCCGCCAAGAAGCGTGGGATCCGCCAAGTGCCGGCGGTCGTCGTGGCGCTTTTAAACCTAGCCGAGCAGGCCGAGTCCTTCGTTCGGGCGAACGCCGACCGTGTCCAGGTAAACCCCTACGCGCTATGGAAGGCCCGGCTTGCGGCCGGGGAGCCTGAGTGGATTGACTTCAAGGCAGCGCTCGATAAGGCCAAGATTGACGTGCCTTTTTATACTATGGCCAAGCGCGAATTAAAACCTAACCAGACGCTGTCGCTCACGACGCTTAAAACGATTTTCGACACCCACGGCGATGAAACATTTCAGCTCATTGTTACCGCAGTGCGGGAAGGCTTTCGGGGGTGCAGGGGGGAGTTAGGCGTCAGCGTGATCACGGCTGCGGCGATGCTGATTACCAGCCCGGTGGTCTTTGCGCTTCGGAAAAAGATGGCGATCGAGGTGCAGGCTTCTTTACAGAAGATGGGGCCGGAAGTTTTTAACAAAATAATGCGGGAACGGCGCCCTTTTGAGTCGACATATATCGACGCCGCAGTTTACGCTATTAAAGCCGGGATGCAGATGCCGGTAAAGAATAGGGTCGAGCCACGCGCACCGGAGCCGATTTCACACTCCGAGCAGTCGAAGCCGCCGGTCCAGGCTCGGCCCTTACCTCCACATCATGAATGCCTTAGCACCCTAAAAGAATTCGGGCACTGGGTTGTCCGCGCGAAGTATCCGCGTGGCAGCAATATCTGGCAAATGAATGGTGGAGCCCTCATCACTACCCTTGAGTTATACCGGCGCGCGAACACCGAATTGGAGCGTCGTGGTCGTCCCAAGCTTTCCATAGGAGCCTCCAAATGAATTTATCGAAAATAGCCCAGCGCATCTGGGACGAAAAATATCGTTTCAAACGTCTTACCGACAACGGCGATTTCGTCGTTGTCGATAAGACATTGCAGGACACCTGGGGACGTGTCGCCCGCGCCCTGGCTTCCGCCGAGCTGCCCAGCGTAAGAGACCATTACGAAACTGAATTCTTTAAGGCCATGGAGGACTTCAAAGTCTTGCCGGCGGGCCGAATTATTGCCGGCGCCGGAACTGGTCGCCAAGTCACTTTGATGAATTGTTTTGTAAACGGTGACATCCCCGACGATCTCGCAGGTATCTTTGAGCATTTGAAAGAAGCCGCAATTACTATGCAGCAGGGTGGCGGCATAGGGTACGACTTTAGTACCTTACGCCCTAAAGGCGCTCCCGTTCGCGGTGTCGAAGCCGACGCGTCTGGACCGATCAGTTTTATGGACGTCTGGGATTCGATGTGCAGGACTATTATGAGCGCCGGCACACGGCGCGGCGCAATGATGGCTACCATGCGCTGTGACCACCCGGATATCGAAGCCTTTATCGATGCCAAGCAAGACGCCGGCCGCCTGCGGATGTTCAATCTCTCGGTCCTCTGCACCGATCCTTTCATGGACGCGGTCGGAGACGGAAGAGCCTTCGACCTTGTATTTGGTGGAAAGGTTTACAAGACGATCCATGCCCGCGATCTCTGGGACCGTATTATGCGGGCGACCTACGCAGCGGCCGAGCCCGGCGTGATCTTCATCGATCAAATCAATCATCGCAATAACCTCCATTACTGCGAAACAATCCGGTCGACGAATCCATGCGGCGAGCAGCCGTTGCCGCCCTATGGCACGTGCCTGCTGGGCTCGCTCAATCTGGCTCGACTGGTACGGGAGCCTTTTACGAGAGAGGCCCACATTAAAGCCGGCGATATCGAGGATCTCGTCACCACGGCCGTTCGTATGCTTGACAACGTCATCGATATTTCCGGCTACCCGCACCCGAAACAACGCCAGGAGGCATTCGACAAGCGTCGCATCGGCCTCGGCGTAACCGGCCTCGCCGACGCCCTCGCTATGTGCGGGGTTCGCTACGGATCCAGTGGGGCCATCACTCTTACTTCATCGTGGATGACGCTATTCGAGTGTGCCGCTTATAGAGCGTCGGCGATGCTCGCCAAAGAAAAAGGAAGATTCCCACTTTTTATCGAGAAAGAATATCTCGAAGGCGTCCACATCAAGCATCTTCCGACCGAGATTCGTGAGCTTATTCACAAGCACGGTATTCGCAACGCACTCCTCACATCGATCGCACCGACCGGAACCATTTCACTATTCGCCGACAACCCGTCCTCTGGCATCGAGCCGATCTTCGACTTCGGTTACAGTCGAACCATCTTAAAACCGGACGGCTCCAAAGATGTTGAGCAGGTCATGGACTACGCGGTTCGCCTTTACGAGGAGGCGAACCCCATAGGCCCCCTCCCCCCTGCCTTCGTGACCGCAGCCCAGCTTACTCCGGCCGACCACCTCGGCATGCAGGCCGTCGTGCAGGAGCACATTGACTCCTCGATTTCGAAGACCATAAACCTACCGGAAAACATCACCTTCGAATCTTTCAAGGATATCTACCGGCAGGCTTACCTCCTGGGATGCAAGGGCTGCACAACTTACCGCCCGAACGATATCACCGGCTCGATCCTTTCTTCTTCCTCGATGACTATGGACGAAGCCGTTGAGCCGACCGGCACGCTTCCTGATATCATAGAGCCAATCACTCGCGGCGACGTCGTTCCCGGCGAGACCTATAAACTGACGTGGCCCGAATCCGAGCACGCCCTATACCTTACGATCAACGACGTTGTCGTTGACGGAATCAAAAGACCGATCGAGGTCTTCGTAAACTCCAAAAATATGGAGCACTTCACGTGGACGGTCGCCCTTACCCGAATGATCTCAGCTATCTTTAGGCAGGGGGGTGACGTCGCTTTCGTGGCCGAAGAGCTGAAAAATGTTTTCGATCCTCGCGGTGGTGCTTGGATTGAAAAGAAGTACGTCCCGTCCATCGTTGCTTTGATCGGCGAGAAGATCGAGGATCACTTGCGGAAGATCGGGTGGTACGAGGACGTCGAAGCCGAGGTAATGGCCGACAAGGCTGTAGCGTTTGAAGACAAGCACCGCGAGCTTACCGGCCGCCCCGGCGACTGGTGTCCGAAGTGCCACCGCCCGACGCTCGTCCACAAGGAAGGGTGCGCCGAGTGCACCGGTTGCGATTATTCAAAGTGTTCTTAACCAAGGAGTTTAAGATATGACCAAGGCATCCCCGACTCGTATTGCCAAGCGCACCGTCGCCGACGAGGCCGGCGTAAATAAAGATCCGGCGCCCGATGCTGCTGCGAAAACCATACCGGCCAATGACGTGAAAGAAGCTTCGCCGGTGGCTCCTACGAAGGAGCCACCGCCGTTTATGATGCTCGACGTCGATCGGAGTCGGGCGTTGTTCGACTGGGCTATGATCAAGCAGATTGCCGGCGAGGTTCAGCGGCTTCCCCCTGACTTCCCGGTCACTGGACCGGCGCAGACGGCGCTGGTACTCTGGCTCGCCCACCAGCAGCTCTCGGTCCACTTCCAAAAGTAGGAGCCATCATGGAACGGATAGGAGGCCACTGTGATCGTCACGATTAAACGGATGCGCCCGAGGGTGGCCTCTTACTTATGTTGAGCGCGATCTGTGGCTGCATACCGCCGAGGGCACAAACAAGCCTGGGCACAAATGCTATTCAACATCCATCCTCGCCCTGCTCGGCGCGGCACGTAACTAGGGAGCCCTTTATGCGCATCAACATTTACAGCCAAGAGCTTACCAGTGAAGTCGTAACGGTCGAGAAGGTCAGCAACACCGGGCTAACATATAGCGCGGTGCAAATGATTCTGCATTCGTCGCCCAGGCTGCATCACCCGCCGCAGGACGACGACCGCAGCGCCGTTACTTTTTGGCTCCCGAAGTCCGTGGAGCGGCGAGAGGAACTGGCGACGGTATTCGAGCTGATGGCCGCGAAGGTACGCGCGGCAAAACCCGAGACCGGCCTCGACTAGGATGAAGCAGACCCTCGTACTTGGCGGTCCAGGTGCCGGAAAAACAACCCGGCTCCTTGGTGTGATGGAGGCGGCCTTGGAACGGGGGATTCACCCGTCCAAGGTCGCGTTCGTAGCCTTTACGAACGCCGCAGCCGACGAGGCCCGGAACCGCGCCCGAGCGCGTTTTGGGCTAACTGATGAAGACCTGCCTCTCTTTAGGACGATCCACTCGCTCTGCTTCCGCGAGATGGGGCTGCGCCGTTCCGACGTACTAGGCGAATCCGGCCTGGGCGAATTCGCCGAAATATGCGGAGAGCTAAGAGATGATGAAGATACTGACGGCCCTGCCACACGACTTTCAGCATCGCACCTCCTTACACTGGACCATTACGCAAGGACGACTCGTCTTACGATCCGTCAAGCCTGGGAAGACCATGGTGCTTCGGTCGATTGGTTTCGACTCCTCCGCTTCTCGGAAGCCTATAAGGTTTACAAGCGGGATCGCGGCCTTATCGATTTCACCGATATGCTCGATCAATACGCCCGGACAGGGGCACCCACGTCGGCCACGGTGGCGATCGTCGACGAAGCTCAAGATCTTACAAAGCTCCAATGGCGGTGCGTGGATATCGCCTTTCGCAAAGCGGATGAACTTTGGATAGGCGGTGACGACCTACAATGTCAGCCTGGATGGACGCTGGTAGAGACCACCGGGGGGTTACGAAGGCTCGACAAGCTGAACCCTCAATCAGATCGTCTTTTAGCTTATTCTCGTGTCGACGCAATGGTCTAAGGAAAAAGAAACGGTGGC